CCCTCTTCCGAAGATAAGGTGGCTTGCATATCCTCTGGTAAATCAGACGGCATAAGCATTAAACTCCTTAGCAATTGTCATAAGCTTCTGGTGTGCTTCTTCATACGTTTCATACACGCCAAGGATATGACCATCCTTCATTCCGTATGGTACCCCCATTAACATGAAGTCTTTGGTAGCTTCTGTGGTAGCATCACCAGACACTTTACGCGGTTTGATGTAAACGTCTACAACATCCATCACTTTATTCTTTTTGTCAGAAATAATAATCATAATAGTCTCCTTTAAATTTTCTTGTACTTATATTGGGAACTGCCCTTAATCTTATCCATCACATCATCACGGACACAATATAGGTTGCCCATGTAATTCTTACCAATCACAACCATGTGGCATCTGTCCTGCTCGAAGAAGTCGTGTAACCATTTGTTGGTCTTATCTTCTTTGTTGAGTGCTAACACATCGTGACCGAACAGGAAGTCTTGGAATGTATTATCATCCATGACGTGGCAGAAACCCTGATAGTGTATACATTTATATTTGTCAATGTCCCTGAACATCTTATCGTGTGTTGATGTGTGCTTGCACTCTATAATGAACTTGTCCCCTTTGATGTCCATTTGCAAGTCTCCAGCAAGGTGGTCATGTAGGAAAGGCAGGATGCCCGTAGACTTAAGTCCGCCGCTTAATGGGGTCTTATACACTGGTAGTCCGAACGCCGATAGCCTTGCATAAACACTACGCTCAAAGTTCCTGCCGCTTCTCCTATTCTTCTTGCCTAACGCTATACGTGCTGGGTCTTTCTTCCGTTTGCTTTTGATTTTATCATGTCTCGTCGAACTCATGCAGCAGATACAATGCCATCAAATCGTAGACAATACAGTCTGTTATTCTGTCCTCTACATCTCCGGCATCTAACCCCTTTCTTAATAGTGTCATCTCGTGTTTGTCTTTAAGCATGAAGATGGTATGTAGCACATCGTCCATAGAGTAGTCATTCCCAACTCTACGTACAGTCTGTTCTTTGACGTTGTCCAGTACGCTATCACTGGCATACTGTTTATTCTTTTTCTTAAACTTCTTGAACACACCTTTCATTATCTGTTTTGAAAATCTGATGAAATCATCCGTGTCCGTCTCTATGCACATTGGTTTGTGCATACCGTCAGTGTTATCATACTCATAGTCTTTAGTTTCAAGCCAAGGATACATTTGTCATCTTCCTTTCTTTATACTCTTTTACTCACAAACTGGTCGTCGCGAGGGATTAAAGCGTCAACCAAATCTACAACTTCCGACAACATTACATCCCTATAATCAACAAGTTCTTTTCCGGATAGTTCTAAATGTGGAACTTCCATCCAAACTTCTCCACTCGTTGTAATAACAAACATAGGGTAATGGTCCGGGTTTTCTTTAAATTGCAAGATAAGTACGTCTTTTTGTGACGAGTCTAAAACATAATTAGATTTAGCGTTCTCCAACATCTCTGCTATCTTATTCGCAAACTCTTCTTTTGTTAGCTTCATTAGCGTTACCTCTTCTCTCCTTAATCATCACTATCAATGGTGTCAATATAATCGTGCAGGTCATCTATCGTGTCTTGCAGTATTTCAATCCACGCTGTCAGTTCTTCACATTCCTTTTCCAATTCTTTTATTCTTTTATCTTTGGCGTCCATCTTATTCCTTCTCCTGTTATCATTCCGTTTAGATACAGCGTAACGAGTATTCAGCTTTACACCTAACAGTATAGACTGTACCTTAAATATCATTTGCCGTACCCTTTTATGGTGTCAACCGCCTGATGGATATTGTTTGGTGTTAAATAGTACGCGCCAGCCATTTTATATAGCGTACCACTATCGGGCACCAGCACTAAGACAAAGGTAGATATTATAAACACCACAAGAGATATGCGTTTTACTTTTTTGATAGAAGCTTCCATCTTGTCATTCGAATAATCTTCCGTTACTGTTGCAACAAAAGCAAATATAAACGCACAGGAGGATAGAATAGTAGCTAACACGAAGACAGAACAAACGACATCAACCTTTGCTATCGCGTAGATTAACCACGGGCTAACTATCGGTTCCATCTGTTACTCCCCTTCCTGTTTCTTCCGTACCATCTCGAAAGCTTCCATCATAGCGTCTTCGCTAATACCAAGCCCGTCGCACATCCACATAAAGAGAATAACGGCAGCGTCTTTGTCATCAATTTTAGAGTCGTATGCGACGTGAATACCGTCGTTATCAGTGGTAACTTTGAATGTAATCTCTCCGTTAATTTGCTTTTCCTGTTTCATCTAAAATTCCTTTCATCAAAAACTCAACTGAAATTTTAATAACCTCTTCCATAAACTCAAGCACGCGTTCCTGCGGAACATTGTAGGCACGAGCTAACGCAAGTATTAACAGAAGTCTGATGTCGCTGCTGTCAGCCGTAGACTTCACGCTGATTTCCATTCCGTCATCGTTATTTACCTGTGTAATTAGTACCGCTCTGTCAAACTTTTCATTGTCTTTATTCATGTGTACTCCTTTCAAAGTAAGGGCAGTGGTCTTTAACGTTGCAAAAACGCTCACACTTCATACCGCCCCAACGCTCACGATAACTACACTGCTTAGGAAACTGTCCTGTATCAATAGCCTTAATAAGATTATCCGCTTTCGCTTTCATGTACTTACTTATCCAGTGGTCTGATATTTTGTTTATCTCTACAAGGTAAGCCGGCTCAAATATCCCACGACTCTCCGCTATGTACGTATTACCATCACGGACAAGCATTTCACATATCATCTTATCAGCTGTTTTGTTAAGACATTTCTTAAGTTTTATTCTGTAATCGTTAAGCTGTATAGCTAAATCGAGTCTTCCTGAACTCTTTACCCCATCGTATGAATACGTGGTGGCAAACTTATCTTTACCATTCTTGTACGTGCCTACTTTTCTTTTGTGTTTGACCACACCTAATACTTTAGCCGCCTTGTATGAACCGTAAGTCTTATCATCATACAAGTACCCGTGGTCTTTTTCGGGCACTGCCTCTTCATCGAAGTAATCGAACGCACCTGTGGAGACTCCATCGTCTAACCTTTCTTCTGTCAGTGCTTCACCTTTGGTGTTTTCTTCTAATCCGTTATGCACATTCGTACCGTGTATAGCAAACACAGACTGCATAGGATTAACTGCATAAGGCTTGGTTATCTTAAGGTATTCCTCAAGAGTACCATTTAATAGTTGCGTCGTACTTGGTTTTCCTGTCCATCTCCTTTCGGCTGCTACTGCGAGCAACGCCCGCCTGCTAAGACATCTTCCACAAGGAACCCATGGTTCTCCTGTTTCTGGATTTATTATACCACACAATCTACACTTTGTCAAGCACTCTTTTACTGCGCACTTATTACCATCCGGACATATGAAATGTGTTAATGGCATTTTACTCTCCTATCTCTTTACACTCTTCAAGCTGCGAAGTATTTGAATTGAACTTCATCATGAACTTTGGACTACCCATCTGATACCCACGTATCTTAGCGATGTTAAACCTTGTGATGTTGAACCACTTTGTCTCATTCTCAAGGCTTATGCCGGGACGCTGTGCCGGTCTCCAGAAGAGAATGATATAATCAGCGGATGCTTCTATGTCACCACTACCTTTGAGAAGATTAATCGAGGGCTCCTCGTACTGGTTACTCTGTCTATTCAGCTGTGACAACATTACGAAGATAACGCCTTTCTCTTTGGCAATACGCTTCATTGATTTAGAATACTGCGCCACTACCGAATACTCTTCTGTACCTTTCATGTACTGGAGATAGTCAACAGCAACAAGGTCAACCTTGCCACTCTTAAAGAGACCTTTACTGTTGATGGCGGTGATAGTATCCTCAACCTCATCCATGGTGAGTCCGTTCTTATCTATGATAAGCAGATGTTCACTGATAAGGCTAAGGATTTCTCTAATGCGTTCAGTGTCATGCAGGTACTGTCTAACCTCGTAGAACCTGCACGGTATCATCTTGGCAAGTATCCATTCAAGTACCTGTCCTTTGGTCATCTCTTGTGAGAAGAACACAACGTTTAGGTTATTCTTCCTGATTGTACTAATGATGTAATCAATCACAAAAGAAGTCTTGCCGGAACTTGAGTATGCACCAAACACAACCACCTGTCCCCTTGATACTCCACCGATACATTCATCTATACCGTGGATACCGCATGGGTACGTACCCCTTTCATACTGTTCATCAAGGGCAGGTACGCAATCATAAAGGGTACTGACATTATCAAGCAGACTTACCGCCGACTCATTCGATACACGGAAGTTATCCCTAAGGTCTTGCTTATCCTGATGCCAACGGTCAGCAAGCGTATCAATCAAGTCAGCCTTGAGCATTTTGTTTCTAACGGTATTCATAAACTCGTTAGCCACTTCATACTCTTCCTCTTTGGTCTTGCACTTGTTAAGTTTATACAACAGAACAAACTTATCAATGTGTACCGTATCCGTTGGGAGCTTAACACCTTTAGAAAGCATGTCTCCCATATCCTTTTCCGGCAAGGGTAACACCCTCACCTCAAACCTCGTCAAGGACTGGAACCGCTCTCTCACCCTATCGAGATGTCTAAGTCCAGCCTCGTCTTGGTCAGGGATAATCACAATACGGATATGCGGCGGTAATACTTTAGACAGCGCTGCAATCTGCTCTCTTCCAACTTCTGCCCCACAATAACCTGCGGTAGGCAACCCTAACTGATTAGCAGCCATCACATCGAAGTATCCCTCTGCAAGATACAGGGTATCTTTAAGGTTACGTCTGGCAACGTTCAGCCCATACAAGATTTGACTCTTGTCATACACGGCATTGTTCTTACTGTTACGGTACTTGACAGGACCGTTGAAGTATCTCCTCGCTATTCCCACAGGTTGGTCATTGTGATTATAGATGGGGATAACCAAAGCCCCGCCATCCTTTTGGTCTGCACCAATAGAGAACAACTCCAGCGTATCCTTAGTTAGTTTACGTGTTTCCTTGAGATATTTTGACAGGCTGTCATTCTCAAACAATAAAGCATGCGCCTGCTTAATACTCTTACGATAACTAAGGATAATCTCTTTCTGTTCCATGTAATCTTGACTACGTGTATAGTCGATATTCAACTCTTCGGCAAGCCTTTCGGTAGCCTCTTCGTATGAGATATGGTTCTTATCAGCCACGTAGTTGATTACATTTCCACCGGTACCACAGGAGAAACAATAGTAGGTGTTAGTGGAAAAGACAGCTAATGAGCTGTCATTACCACCACCGTGAATGGGACAAGCACCCCTGAAAGTACCGCCCAACCTCTTCAAGGGGGTATCCCTGCTGATGTAGTCAGCAAGGTTTATCTTAGCTTTGATAATACTTTCAAGATTGTTCACGTGTTACTCCTTATAAAACAGAAAGTCTTTGTGTGAGTGCCTCTCTTAGTTCAGGTGACAGGCGTTTCATGTTAGCGATAGCCCATTCAATCCAGCCCTTATCGGTAATCTCTGATACATCCTTGCCCTTGTACTTGCCAACGGGAACAACCAAACGGTTATTCTGAACCGGTCTGTCATCTTCCGGAGTAAACGGAGTGTCGTCAACAGTAGCTATATCGTCAGCTACGGACACCAATTCATCTTGTGTAGTGTTCTTGCTTACGTATCCCTCTGGCAATGCCCATGCCGGAAGATTAGGTTTACGTACAATGTTACCATACTGGTCAATAGGAACCCACGGTGTGTCAAGATTGTACAGGTATCTGCCAATACCCCAAGCCGACGCAGCACGCTTGAACGCTCCTGAAACACCACCCTTGAACGGCTCGAAGTCTGTACAGTTAGCTCCATCAGAACGAGCAATCGTTAACGTATCACTAACGGTTAGTGCAATTGTACACAAGAACCCTTTAATAGGTATCTGTACTTCCGCTCCGTTACGATACTGTGGGGTTGTTCCCATGTCAACGGATTTATAGTTAGCGTTCCAGCTAATGATAAGACCCTTTGCAATGAGGGAGTCCAGTCGTTCCTGTGCCGCACGGGCTGTTACGTATGCCAACGCCAGACCCCTCTGCTTATCCTTAGACCGTTTCTGTACACGCCACTCAATATCCTCTGGCGCAAAAGGTTTTTTAAGTTCTGCTAAGATGTCATTCAGCTGTTTTGTCATGTCGTTCATTGATAATTTTCCTCACTTCTTTTGAAATAAATTCGTCATCGGATGTACCGTCATCACACACTTCTACCTCATAGGTAAACTCAATGTCGAGATAGTTTGGATTGTTCATATAGTCTAATCCAAACTTTTCGAAGAACTCTTTCTCTTCTCTTTCATCGTATTCGAATGGGTCTTCTTTTGTCTTACGCAGATGGTCTTCCCATTTGTTACAGACGTCTTCCCACTTGTGTATTAATTTGATGTACTCGGCGTGCCTTTCCTTTTCAGCCTGTTCCAGTTTATCTTTAACAGCGAGTACGTGTTCATGGTTCTTACTAATCATAACAACACTACTTACGCTGCTATCGAACATGTCACTGTAGTAGGTTTCAGATAAAACGTAGAACATGTGCATCACCTCTTGAACGACTGAAACGTTTCCATGATTGCGCCAACTACGCCATAGCCAGTTAGAGCCGCCCCTACCGTTGCGAACATATGACCGAATACATCAGACACATGAACCTTAATCATAAGTCCGATTATAAATATCAGTATCCCGTAAATGGCTTTCTCTTTGTAACCCATCTTAGTTCTCCTTTCTCTTTGCTTCCATAAACTCTTGTATTATTGTACCACTAATTCTCATCACGTAGGTCACGTTGGCTTGCAAGTCTGTCCCTTTATTGTCGAAGATAACTAATTCCTTCACGACTCCGTTAATATCTCCTGTGACGAAGTGCATAGGTTTACCGGTCTTTGTTTTATGAGCTTTCTTTTTTGTTACAGTTACAAGAAAGGTTGTGCTGCCGTCACAAACAGATGTATCGTACTCGTCAGCCACGTTATTAAATGTAACTCCGATACTATCTAATTCCATTTTGCTAACCGCAATATCGTTTATCGGGTTGTATTCAAACGGTGGCTTATGTACGTGCTTGTCTTTTAGCCAAGCAACATACTGTAACAACTCATTCCTATTACCGGATAGTGCTCCCGCTTTCACAATACTTTCAAGTATACGCTTATTCGCGTTTGCGTTATCCTCTAAAAATCGCTTACCATCGTGACCAAGTGTGAGAAGATGCGCACTGATGCCCACATTTTTAAGTGTATCCAATCCCAGAATAATGGTACCATTTTCCACTGTGGTGTCCCCTATTTGATTAATATTGGTATACTTATTCAACTTAGGGACAACTACCTCAATACCCATCTGCTGTGCGCAAGAGATGTACTTACTAAACTTTGCCTTGTCGTATTTGTTAAATGCGAGTAGGGCGGCGAAGTAGTATGGTGTGTAATGAGCTTTAAGGTAGGCTGTTCTCCAAGCTGTGAGCCCGTAGGCAACGGAGTGCGACTTATTAAACAGGTAGTTTGCCGACTTACTGATAGCTTCTGCTAACGGTTCTATAATTTCTTTCGGCGTACCATGTTCAATACCACGTTTGACAAAGGTGTCCATAGCTGGCTTCATCTCATCGACAATCTTTCTGCCGATTATCTTCCTCAAGATGTCTGCCTCACCAAGTGTATATCCGCATAACACTCTGGCTAATTGCATAACTTGCTCCTGATAAAGAATGACGCCATTAGTTTCATGAAGTACCTTGTCCATAGGCTCGTACACTTTAGGTACATGTTTTGACTTTCTGTTCTCCAAATATTCAGCCGCCATACCACTGTCCAAAGGTCCCGGTCGGCACAGTGCCACAACGATACTCATATCGTCAGCACTTGCCACGTGTATTGATTTAGTAAACCCTTTCATGGTGGCGGACTCTATCTGGAAACAGCCGTCAGTCTTACCTGTATTAAGCATATCACAAGTCAGCTTATCTGTCAAGGGGATATTATTCCAAAGCTTTGAAACATCTTTCCCCATTAAATCAGCCATGTAATGTACAATGCTTAACTGTGTCAATCCAAGCAGGTCGAGCTTTAAGCAGCCTTGCTTTTCAAGGTCATGGTAATCAGTGGCACAGACAAAAATGTCTCCCTGTCTTTCTACCGCACACCAGTTGGTAGCCTCTTTCGGAAAGACCATGATGGCGGACGCATGAGAGCCATAAGACTGAATACGTCCAACGAAGTGCCGAGCAACATCTCTGAGAGCCTCATCTGTAACTCCTTCCCAATCGTGAAAGTTGGTAGATATTTTGTTGACAGTAGCAGGCGGAATACCAAGTGCCTGCCCTGCTCTTTTGATTGCAGCTTTCTCCTGCATGAAGTTCATCGTCCTGACGTGATACACCTCACCATACATTTGTGATATGTATTCGATAACATCATCACGATAGACAGACTCAAAGTCAACGTCTATATCACAAGGTGTTACACGTTCAGGGTTACAGAACCTTTCAAAGATTGTACCCCACCTTATAGAGTCAACGCTTGTAATACCAGATAAGTAAGCAGTAAGACATCCGCCTACGCTGCCTCTGCCCAAGCCTGTGAGAATATTATTCTCTTTGCAGTATGTGATTATATCCTTGATAATACAAAGGTAATTCAAGTAATCACATTGTTTCAGGATAGGTAACTCACGATTGACACGGTCAATGTAAGTACGACGGTTAGGAGCTTTGGCTAAGCCATGTTGTTTCCAACCCTCATTACACCAATCACGAATTAACCTTTCCGGATTTTCTGCTCCATACTTTGGGTAGTTGTCTTTACCGATGGGGATTTCAATATCACAACGGTTAATTATACTGTTTGTGTTCCGAATGTATGCCCGTATTTTATCAGGACTCAAACCGTCTTTTGTCAACCTCTGTATTATCTCAAATTCACCCATCATGTAAAAGTCGTTACTTGCGTAGGCTTCCTCTGTTCCTCTAATACTTACCCACGCCCTGTGATATTTGATATCATCAGGTATAGCGTAATGACTATCGCAGGTAACAATAACAGGAATAGAATGTTTATCAGCGAACGAAATAACTTTTCTGTTGTAGTCTCTTTGTCTGTCAAAATCATGTGGCTGTATCTCCATAAAAAAATCTTGTTGAAATATATCATGCAAAGATAGGCATAGCTCCTCACCTGCTTCCTGATTAAACACCCCGCCGATACAAGCTGTTGTAACTATTATCCCATCATGATATTCCTTTAAAGCCTCAAGACCAATTCGTGGTTTCTTGTAGAAGTGATGGGCACCGTAGGTACTAAGCCTGTATAGGTTTTTCAATCCGTCATAGTTCTTAGCAATCAGAAGTATATGCTGTGTACTGCCGTCCTTGATGTCTGGCTCTTCACAAAAGTATCCTTCCATGCCAAGGATTGGTTTCATACCTTTCTGCTTACAAACCTCATACATCGGGAATAGTCCGGTAGTTGTACCATGGTCAGTTAAAGCTACCGCTCTGTAATTTAATTGTTTAGCTGTATTCACAAGCTCATCTATGGTAGCGTAGCCATCGCCAACCGAGTACATACTATGTTGATGCAGGTTTGTAAACATTGTACTAATCCCTTTCCTTAACTATCTGATAAAATGCCGAGTGTAACCCATAGTCGATGTGAGTTATCTCCTTATCGTCACGCACGCTTTTCCACTGCCTGATGTACGGCGGTTTATAATCGTGTTTCTTCCACCAATCAAAGATAGACTGCATAGCTTCTTCAAACGTATCGAATGTTCCATGTGTCTTTTCTTCACCGCTCGTCACCCATTGTACAGTGTACTTGCTTTTACTTGTCGTGGTGCTCATTTTCCCTTTCCTCGATACCTCTGTCCAAAACAACAGACTCATGGTAGGCGTCAACTATTGCCTTAGCAATGTACTCATATTTGTTTTTCCCTACCTTAGGTTCTTGTAATGCCGACCATTTCTCACGGTTAATCAGTGCAACACTTTCTTCAATCGGCGTTGAGAAAATCGTACTGAAATACTGTGCGTATGGCGGTAAATCATAAGTAAACATATTATCACCTCTATTCCTTATCTTTCAATGTAGACATGTTTAATCTGTCTACCAAATTCAATAGCCTGATTGTGGTCATTCATAAAGATGTCTATGCAGTCATCAATACCACAGCGGTCATTAACAACATACCGACATCCATCAATATGAACAACAGTACCAAACGGTAAGAAGTTACATGCCACACCACCAACGTGGACGTATTCACCGGTAGCGGTGATGGTACCGCTTTCATGAGGGGTGTAGGCAGAACATTCAACACTTAACCATTCCGCGTTAATTGTACCACAACCGAGCGTAAATGTCAAGCCCAATAAACCAATAATCTTCCTAATCATTCTCATCCTCTTTCTATCACAACAACAAATTACTTACCTTTCTTTTCCTCTGCTTCCATCGCAGACGCCTTAGTGTTCTGGACAATCTTAGCTGCCCAAGCTTTCTTAGCTCGTTCAATAGCTTCCCTATTTTCCTTAGCTAAGATGCCTGCCCATGTATCCTTTCTGCCCTCTTGATACTGTTTAAGCAATTCTTCACCCTCAATCTCAGGGCGGATTGCTTCAAACCCTTTCAAGCTCCCTTTCTCGAACACCTCTTTCATGATGTCAACAGGATACGCACAAAGGTATAAATGGAACGGCGTCTCAATGTAGCACTGGCATTTTCTGCCATTAAGATTATTCGCAACGTAGGTAGGAGAAGGCGCATATGTCTTACTTGCGAGCTTCTTAATTGTTCCCACAGGACTATAAATCCCCAGTACGTCTGATTTCTTAATATAGCAGCTAAAGCCAATATTGTACAAATCGTTCGTAAGCATGGTTTCACCACCTTTCTTTCAACTGTAACCATTCTACCACAGTCAAATTCCTTTGTCAAGTCCTTTCTTCATTAAAGTTTGATTAGAAATTGGAGACCTTTGAAATCCAACTGCCGACCTTTTGGCTGGTTCAATTCTACCACTTCAAATTCCTTTGTCAAGTCCTCAATTTTGAAAGAAAAAGAAACCAAAGAAAACAAGAAAAGAGAGAGAGAAAGAAAAAGAAAGAAAAGAAAGAAAAGAAAGAAGCAAAGAAAAGAAAGAAAAGAAATAAAAATAAAGAGAGAGAAAAAAGAACAAAAGAAAACAAAGAAAAAGAAACTGTATGTAACGGGACTTAGTCTTCACAGACTAAGTCCCTTATTACAGCACTTAGGAAGACTACCATAAATAGTAGTCTTCCGTAAGTGCTTATATAATAATCACAAAAAACAAACAATCAGGGAAGACATCTATTGGGATGTCTTCCTGTTCTTTATTCTGATTAAACAACAGTACGGTAGACTGCTAAAGGGGGCAGTCTACCTACTTTATTCTTTTGTGATTGACTGTAAGTACGGGAGATAGCTTATCGGGGCTATCTCCCTACTTTAGGTATTGAATACCGTTGTACTCAAACGGTATTCTTTTGTTTTGTTTTTGTAGGGGACTTTGTCCCCCTGATTTAAAAACGTTTTTTATTTATCCCCGTAAGGGGTATAGCTTCTCCCACAGGAGAAGCGTGATGTTAAGAGACGCGCGGGCGCGCTGCGTCAGCTTTCTCTCACGCGCGTAAGGAGTGTCTTTTCTTTCCTGATTTCTCTCTTTGATTTTATTCCAGTGCAAAATGCACTTAACCACTAACTCTAAAATCGTCAAAAAGGGGTCTATTTTGGTCAGGAAGGGGTCTCGCGTTCTTCCCTAAGGTAAGATTACCTTTGAACGATTTGACCCCCCTTAAATCGCAAAATTAGCCAAATAAAAAAAGAGGGTGAATTAACACCCTCTTGACAACGGAACAAAAGTATGATACAATACAGTTAATAACCGGCAAACTTAAGCAGGTTCTCTGTACTTTCTCTCACCTTTGCTCCAGCTTCACTCTTACTCTTCGTTACTTTCTTCGCCTGTTCACTCAGGTCAAACCTTTCTGTCTTAATCTTGTTCGGGTCTTTACCTACCCTCTGTAACTCGGCAAGGTTTTCAGGTGATGGGTTGTTAATGTAAGCCACCTGTGCTTTCTTAACGGCATCACTGAACTCTTGGTTGTTGGAGTAGAGGTAACGGCTTATGTCAGACTCTTCTCTGTATTTCAAGTCGGCAAACCCTATGCTCTTCTTAAATCTTTCTGCTGTCCTCATACTCTGGTACTCGTCCTTGTTGGAGAACTTACTGTACCGATAGTGCGTACCCATAGCAGCTTGGAACCAGTTAGCCCACTGCGGAGCCTGCTTGAGCCAAGCGAATGTAGCTTCATCCCACGTAAGCTGGTCTGTCATTATCCAGTCCTTTGTAGCCTGCATAGCAGCAGCCAAGTCAATAGCTGAACCTACCGCCGGTCCAAAGATACTGTGCTTATCAGATGGGTCACGGAACATATCAGCATAGCCAATCTTCTTACTGATATCAACACCAAGCAGTGGTGCCAGTATACCATACCCTGCTGCTTCTGCAACCTGTTTAGGTATCTCGCCTCTGCCTGCCGCTTCCATCAATCTCTTCTTCACCCATTCTTCTGGGTCTCCTGCACCGAAGAGCGCCATCGTACCGGAGAAGAAAGAGAACGCAGGGATAGCCTGTGTCAATCCGGAGAACAGTGCCATGTACCCAAGGAGCTTAGCTCTTTGCTTGTGGTTCTGGCAAGAGTAAACGAGGAAGTCTTTCGTTGCCAATCCAAACTTACTGAACTGTGTGATGGCATGACCGATACGACCAAGCTTAGCTAAAGCGAGCGGGTCTGTGGTACGGTTGAAGTTGAAGTTTGTCATGTTGACAAAGTCTTCTACGTAATCAACCATCATCTGTTTGCGTTCATCTTCATCCTTGATTGTTTTCAAGAAGTTCTGGAACTCTTTGTCCTGCTCCATCTTGTAAACACCAGCCTGCGCACCTACAACACGGCAGCCGACATCACCCATACGGAAGAATATCATTGACTTCTCCACATTGTGTTTAAGCACTGGCGGGAGTACATCTAAGACGTTATGCCTTGCGCTGAAATCTCCTGCGTTCATTCTCAATCTTGATGTAGACTGATTTGTCAACCCGAGGTTCTTAATGACTTCCTGTACGATAGGGTCAAATTTACCTATCTTGAAGTCTCCGCTGGCAAAGGTTAGCTTACCCTTATCATTCTTGCTGACTAACATATCTTTCCAGATACTGTCAGTTACCTTAAGAGCCTTGACAAAGTTAGGCATACCTGCAATAGTAGCCACGTTGAACAGCTGTGACACCTGTGCCAGTCCTGATGCTACACTGTACATACCAAGCTTCAACGGTACCTGCAACTGTACGGCACCTTCAATAGCTTCTGGTAGCCAGTAATCACCAAAGAGATTACTCAAGATGGGGAGCTTCCTCATCTCCCTTGCTATCATGGCGGATAACTTTCTTGTGAAAGCATCAATAGCTCTCGGTCTCCCCTTAATGTTGTCAATGTAATCGCACATCAGATTGTACACGGTGGTACCTTTATCTCTTACATTCTGGTCATACTCTCTTCCTGTTACTCTGAATAGTGCAGAAGACATAGCCTTGACTGCCGGAGTTAATGCCCAGTAGTTAGAGATACTGTTAAGGTATTCATCCATGGCGTCAATCATATCAAGCATGTTGGTATGGTTGTTGCTCATTCTGTGTCTTGCAAATCGGGAAGCAATCATCTGCGCTCCCGCTTTATCTATGCGGTTCGCAAGGTCGGCATACGTATTGGTGGGAATGTTCTTTCCTCTTAATCTTCTAACCAATGCTGCCATTGAATGGATTTCCTGCGCCGTGTATTCTCTTCCAAGGTGCGGAGCAATGTACGGCTGTTCAGTACCATCAATGTTAGTGGTGATATGATGCGTCCTATCTGCCATTGCCAGCTGATTGACAATTCTTTTGAGGCTGTACTCAACCAAGTTAGATTTATCATCAGGGTGTACATACGCATTTTTGATAAAAGCAGAAAGGTTCTGTACAGCTTTATACGTCGGGTCTGCCTTAGCAGCTTCAATCTCCTGTTCTGTGGTGATAGTCTCGTTGCTGTCTACACCGTAGAAATTATAATCAGAAGTCATAGCCGTATTGGTATCCAGTACGTCTAAGTTATAATGCTGCGTCTGCCTTGTAGCTTCTGCAAGAGTATCCCTCTTCCATGCATCCGACATATTAGGTGCAGTTCCCTTAGTGTCTTTCACCGCCTGCCAGATAGTACCATCAGTTAAAGAACATCTATCTCCCTTCTTGTAAGAGCGGAACTTACTGTACAGTCTCGCGTTAATAAGCGGGTGTTCTGCTATGTACCTGTCACGTTCAGCCATACTATTGAACGAACCTATACCATATGTTACCCAGATACCATGTACGCCGTTGACAACATCATCCACTACTTCATCACCGTAGTTATTCTTTTTCTTCCATGCTGCTATGTCCTGTCCTTTTTCAGTAGGGATAAACTGTGAACGTGTCAAGGTGTAATGACCGAAGATATGCGGCATAGACGCTTCAATGTAACCTGTGTGGGTAAAATTAATCGTATCCGTATTCTCTTTCTCTCTGTCCATTTCCGCCTGATAAGCGTCCTGTCTCAAGTGCATAAGTCTGAGCCATGCCCGTACAACCCTTGGGTCTTCGGGGGCAATAGCGTTATTCCCTTTGAGGAGAAGTTCAGCCGAACGCTGTTCGTCTTCACCTCTGACCTCTACCTGAATACCACCGATATTAACCGTCTTGTTGTACCTGTCATCACCAGCACTTTGGTTGGTCATGATGTTCTTGAATGTACCTTTGAAGATGTTAAGCTGATTGGTTACGCTGTTGTTATATCTCTTAACTCCCAATGGAGAGTAGGACCCATCGCTGTTCTGCTTGACGTAGTTAGTTCCCCACAAGGTAACGAGTCCACTGTTCTCGTCTTTAAACATCTCCACGAACTTAAACTTACCTGACTGCTTAAGCTTCTTGAACATAGGTTCTGCTGCATCGTCATTCACCTGCTGCCAGTGGTCTCCCCACGAAATATCAGCAAAGACTGTATAACGTTTTGTCGGGTCGAATGTTTCCACCCTGTTCTGGCAATAAGAAGCAGCGGCATATTCCGTAGGAAGTAACATGTGCGTAGAAGCAAACCGTCTCTTCTCGTCACCCAATGCGGCGAGCCTGTTTAGTCTTTCTCTTAACTGTCTTGTGGCTTTCTTATCTACGGTATCTCCCCAGAATTTACTTTTCTTTCTGACAGTCAACTCGTCTTTGATGTCTTTGATTAACTGTGCCATCTTCTCTGTACCCTGCTGCTGGATTACCATTGCACGCTGTATTCCGACTTCAAGGGAACGTAACTCTGCCTGCGGTAATACTTCTTTCAGTTTATTATGAAGAAGTACACTTGCCTGCTGTGTCCCCTGATGTATCCAATCAGCCAGTGATGGAGTTCTGTCAACAGACTCAAGCTGGTTAGGATTATAATGCAGGCTTCCGCTTGTTCTAAGCTTATAAGCAAGTACGTTAAGATTGTTAATAACTCTTCCCGCAGGTGTCTTGGAGTTCTCTTCCATCATCTTAACAATCTTGTTAAACTTCTTAGCCGCCTCTGTATCGTGATTGAGCCCCGGCTTTTCTTTCCAGCCAGTATACGGTACGAAGTGATTACGCTTGGTTTCTTTGTTATCACCAAACATTCTTGGAGACCTTGTCGGTGACGCTTCTACTTTCATAGCACTACATTCCTGTACAATATCAGGAGTATTGTTGCTATCAGATACATACACAGATGTAAGACCAATACCACTCTTCATCTGGCGTTCCATGTTAGGACTTAACGCTTCCATCAAATCACTAAGCTTAGCAAGATGTCCGAGTGTATCAAGGTTCCCCGGCTCCAACTGATAGTTCATAGCTTCTTCAAAAGCGTACTCTGCTACCGGAGAAAGGTGTCCGTCAGTAAAGTTTACATACTGTGATACATACAGGTATCCAATAGCAGATTTAACGTCAGCAGACGTAGTAGTCGTTCCCTCTATTGGAGCGGAGTTACCCATCAGGCTATTGAATACTGCCAATACTTTATGAGGAGACAAGTCCAAACACAAAGTGTCATCGTGATGACCAACCATTCCCATCTTATCCAGTACCTGTAACGCTGCCGACATAGCCGTAGTATTGGGCGGATTACTCATAGTCCATGAGGTTATCTTGCCTAATGCACTCATCGGGTCAAGGTTAAGAGGAGAGGCAAAGCAGTCGTTAGCAAAGTCGATAACATTATCTCGATTGAGTGTTGCCTTGTCGGAGTTTACTCTTACTCTTGGATTAGCTCTTTCAACAGCGTCCGTCAGCGTATCACTGTTCACCACGTTGAAGTTACTGTCAAAGTGAAGAATACGTTCAGGAATAGTTATCAGACTCATAGCGGCATGCAACATCTCATGAACGTTAGTGGTAACACTCTCGTTAGCAGATATGCCCACATACATACCGTTATCTTTTCTGATTTCTTTGTTCTGTGTATTAAGAACGATAGACCTCTTGTGAGTATGTGTCTGTCCGCTTACGTACTGTCCCATTTTGCGGGAGATAATATTAAACCCATTAGCCTTGATGAAACTGCCAAGCTTCTTGAAATTATCTTTAAACCTTTGCTGTTCCTTTGCCGACTCTGCTTTAAGGAGCGGGTCTTTTATAATGTGCTGCAACGCTTTAAAATTCTTTAATGGTATACTTGAAGTTGGATTAAGTGTATACTCAAGTTTAATCAACTTAGAAAGTTTATCTCTAACCTGCTTAGCTTGCTGTACACCAAACACCCATTGTTTACCACCGAAGTCTTTCTCTGCTTGCTTGATAATATCAGACATTCCGGAGTCATTAAGCTTGTTCTGCTTAACGGCGTTCTGTACTTCCGTCATAGCTTCATCTAACGTATGTGTCTTATTGTCGATGTTAAACATTACCGCTTCTTGTTTCTTTGGTAACGTCTTAACTTCTGTAACAGCTTCCGCCACAGGAGCAGGAGCTTCCACTTCTATCATCGCAGAACTCATGTTGACAATCTGTCCCATTAAATTCTTAACAAAAGAACTGTGAGCAGGTGCGTTATCAATCAGTGTATCAAGACACTTATGCAGTTCAAGCATGCCCCTTTTATCAACAACACCTTTGTCAACCATATCATCAAGCAATGCACGAGTGTACACTAATGCAGTGTCGAATTTCCTCTGTCCCACGTTGGGTTCAAGGTTTGATGGTACAATTTTAGACAGTGCATTTTCTATTCCGAATGGAAGTGTTACTGCACCATTCTTCGTAGTAACCACATCAGACAATACATCAGACACATAAGATACAGGCTCTGTACCTTTAGGTACTACGAAGTCAGTGTTATTTAATAGTGAGGATAGTCCTGCGTAGGGGAAGTTGTTCTCGCTGCCATCAGCATGCTGTCCGCCATTTCCTGATACTCCTGCCCGTCTCTTGGACTCTTGAAGCGATAGCAGACTCTGAACATCTTCTTTAATCCTTCGTCTGTTAGCTGCGGTGGGACGCCTGTTCTGTTCGGACTTCTGTCCAGATACGGAGTTACCGCTTGGAGCTTCGACTTTAATCTTCCGCTCATCATGTCCCCGTCCTGCGCTATCTGCTGCTGGACGTACTTGTTCCATCGTGAAGTTATATTGCTCATTGTTACCCATGAACCTTTCATTAAACCAATCAAGAACATCATGCGTGAACGAATTGTATATGTCGCTGGCGTTGTTGTTCTTTTTGTTGTCCATGATAAGACCTATCTTATAAGCCTTATACTTAACCGCCTTTAGAGTATCACTATCATTAGCTCTGTACCCCATGCCATTATCCTTTAAATAACTCTTAAAGGTTTTATCAACGGCAAGTTCATCACACTTCTCTGACAGTTCTTTCATGTGATTGTTGGTATTGCGTACAGCTTCGCTATTGAGTCTGCTGGAAACTCTATGAGGCATTAAAGCTTCCTGTCTCATACGCATAATATTTCCAATGTACTTAGCAGCTTCTTCTTTGTTTCTGCCTGCGATTATGGTAATGTTATCACCATTGACTTGGATATGCATAGGCATCTGGCGTCTGGTATTCAGGAAAGCCATGATGTCATACATGCTGTCCATACGCTGGTTGCCTATGTAAACAGTGGCGTTCTTATGTGCGGTGACGATGTTATCCACAACACTTTCAGGATGTGTCACAATAGCTTCACGCATTGCGTCACCTTTAACCAGTGCCATAGCTAATCTAATTTTCTCCGCATTGTTGAAGAAGTTCTGGAAGTGCATGTCCAGTGCTGATGGAGCACCACTTGTTACAGGAGTTACCTTATAAGCGGGGAGCATCTCATTAGACTTGTTCTTCTGACCACGCTTACCGTTGGCGGTGACAGACGGATGACCTGCACCATAGTGCTGTACAATAGACGCTACTTGAGCTTTATCTTCGGCGAAGATATCTAATACTTCACGGTTAAAGCCAGCCATGAAGTTAATAAAGTCCTGTCTGCAAAGCTGGTGACTATTACTAAACTTAGCTTTCTGTACGCCGAAGTAATCGTTCTCAAGGTCAATGTGACCGGTGCACAAATCAAGAGCAGCATTTACCATACGCAGATATTTATTCATTAATCTACGCGGCTGACCTTTCTCGTCGTATCCCCACAGCTTATCCTTTTCAGGGATGCTTTCACGGGCATCATAAGCTAACGAGAGTTTATCAGAAAGTAAACCAACTTCCTTATCGAACCCAAGTTCTTTCAAACGCAGATTAGTTTTGTCTATCGTATGTACATTATAGCCCTGTCCTTTTCTGTTAGAGTAAGGGTCGCTTGATAGTTCGTCCGAGGTGATGAAGTTCTCTAACGCTTTCTTTTCCGCGTCCGTAACTTCATTGAAGAGTGTAGGTTTAGTAGTGGAGTCCCACAGCCAACGCTCGTTATCGTTCACTCCTCTGAACAGATTGGTATTACCGTTAAGGCTTTTAAGTATACGGGTTTCAGCTGATGCAAGTTTACTGTCGTATTCCTTACGTTCCTCAAACGGGTCAAACCCTCTTGTCTGCTGGAACGCAGCTACTTCCCTAACGATATCATCAATCAATTCTGTATCTTGTTTAGCGTACTTCATAGCCTCGCGCATCTGCTGGAGACTATCAAGGATGAACAACCCCTTAGTAATAGGAGAAGTTTCTACGGGCTGTCCACTTAACGCTTCCTTATGGGTATCAAGAATAGTCTTAATGTTATTGTCGATAGAGAGTACGTTCATCAGGTTACGTAAGGACTGAAAGTCCTGTGCGTTTTCTTCATCGTAGAAAGCAGCACGCCCACGTGAGGTAACACCTTTCTTGGTTTCATCGCCAACAACGTTTACCGCCTGCTGTTCCCCTGACATTGTACCACGTTCAGTTTCTCTTACTTGGTCAAGGCTGCTTACTTTATATCCTCTCTTGGAATAGTCGGCATTAGCCTTGAACATATTCCTCTGTCTTGCCATCAGGAGTCTGCTAATAACACGTACAGTAGATTTGTCAAGGGTGCTAAGGTCATACTTACTGTCAATCTCTTTAATGAAATCTTTAGTAGAAGCAACACCGGACACCATGTTATTATCAATCGTCTTTACAATGGCGCCCAATATGCCGTGGCTCTTAGCTTTATTAACCTCTGCCCGTACAGATTTAATACTGTCATTAAATTCCTTGGCAGCTTTCTTCATTGCCGTGCCGAACGCTTCTCCACCTGCAATAGGAGAGTCCCATAGTTCTTTAAACTGCGCCGCGTACCTTTCGTTTACTTCCTTTGAAACGTTAGGAGAAACCTGCCCCATGATACGCTTCATCTTGGAAATAATATTACCATAGTGCGACTCAAACACAGGTAATACTTCCGCCATGTTATCAAGTGTGACGAGGGTATCTACCAGTTCCTTCTCCGGCAGCTTAACAGCAGCGGATAAATACTTTGGAGTAACCTCTGTATTAAATACACCATCAACTAAAGTGTTAGGAATAGCAGTACCTGCGGGTTTCGTGGCTTTTACTTCACCCTGTTTAACATAGTCGCTGCTAAGTTCCTTAATACCGGAAGAGGCAGCAAGCCCATCAATAGCTGCTACAATCTTCGTCAGCTGTTCGTCGGGAAGTGCATCAGTGTTCACAGCTAAGATAGCCTTCAACGCGTTCTTAGTGGCATCAGGTATACCATCGTTACTATTAATTTCTTCTTGATGGTCTTTAATGTACTTCTGTTTCTCTTTAATGATACCCTTAGCGGATACCTCGCCAGTTTTATATGGTGCCCGTTCTTCTACCTTACCCTTTTCATTGATGATAGTGTTCTGTCTATCGTTCTCCACCCTATGACGAGCGTGACGTACAAAAGCCCCCACCAAAGAGTCAAGTGATACACTGTATTCCTTACCGCCAACCTTTACAGTATAGGCAGGATTATATCTGCGTATACCGGCACGTACTGCATGATATACATAAGGAGCAACATCTTTGATGGATGTATTTTCATTGAGGTTCTTAAACGCAGAACTAAACGAAGGACGAAGCATACTAATAACAAGACGGTTCATTGCATCGTCTGCCACCTTGCTGTCCGTGCTTCTTGCTTCCTTAAGTAGCCTATTAGTCTCCGCTCTTGTCATGATGTTTGCCGTACCGTAACGGTTAGCATAATGGTATCCTACATCATCATTAGCAACATCAGCAACAGTAGCATTATCTACGGATGGAGCGTTCTCTTTTACTTGTCCTGCGACACCTTCATCTAAAAGCTTAGCCTCGTTCTGTTTGACTGCACGTTCGGACGGGAGTCCTTCATTAATCTTTTGAGGCGCAATTTCATTAACAGTTTTTTCAGGAGGAGATATAACCGAATTAAATTCATTTAATACCGCCTGCCTTTTCTGTAATTTTACCTCTTCGTTTTGAGTGTTGCCATTCTGGCTTTCGGGACTCGTACCGGCTGTACTTTCATCCCTACTTTCTGTCCGCCCTGTTTCATTCCTCTCTTCTGCGGGGCGGATGCTACGTTCGATTTGATTGTTTTGAGTGCTGACATTTAAAGTAGCCCTTTCTATAATTGGAGTAACATCCACATGGTATTTGTTACCAAGAGCAGTAACGGTATCAAGTATCTGTTCTCTCATGGAGTTAGACGTGTCATCAGTCTGCCCTTGTAATTCAATAAGAGCCTTGTTAAGTTCTCTGATTGCCATGTGAGCTTTTCTGGTTTTCTGTTCTATATTAACTTCCGGGACCTGCTCGACAGTCTGTTCGACTTGCGGAACCATCTCTTGCACAGGTGCTGTTGCAGGAGCTTCTTCTACCACGGACTCTCTTGTATCCTGCGGTACATACTCTCCCACGTTCTCTTCATTGGTAATAGGCATCTGGTTGATATCAGCTGTCGTGTTATCTACCTGCGGAAGTCCAACGTATGGATTAGCCTGATATACATCTTCATTCACAGTAGGAATGTTTGCCATATTATCAGATAGCATCTGTGTATCAACAGGTTCAGGAGCAATAACGTTTAGAGGTTGAGCGTCTTGGGTCGGCTGAGCGTCAGCGACAATGTCGCTCTGCATATAAGGAGAAGCGTGCTGTGTATAAACTTCATAAGCACCAGCAGGAACACCCATAAAGAATGACGGAATAGCCGCTTCATTAAATGCCTGCTTCTCATCTTCACCAAGAGTGCCGGACATAGCCTTGCCGAAGAAGTCAAACGCCTGTCCTTTGTTATCTTCAATGTTATTTTGAATGTTCTGCTGCCAAGCTTCCTGTACGCCTTCTTCAAGAGCATTGACGCCACGGTCAAGAAGTTTCTTTCCGATAAGTCCTTTATAGGACGTAGCAGCAATATCGGTAGCAACCTTGCCACCATCAACAGCAACGGCACCAGCAAGCTGCTTACCACCGGAAATTAACCCTCTAAGTGCAGAGCCGCCTTTATACATAAACCTATCAACAACAGCATCAGCAGCTGACGTCAAGGCAAGTTCTCCTACCTTTGCAGGGTCACTGACAGTAGAGTCCCATGCGTTAGTGTCTATGTTACCATCATATACCGCTCCGCCATTGTCTCTCTTTTTGTTAGTATAAACCTCACCAAGGTTAGAGAGGAACTCCGTACCACCTGCAAGTGCGGTACTACCGATAGCAATACCCGTCAATGCAGCTGGTGCCGCTCCCATCGCTCCTGCTACTGCACCTGCCCCTAAGCCAACAAGCGTAGTAGAAGAAGAACCTGCAAGCTGTCCGATACCACTTGCCAAACCGTGAGGGTTGGTGAAATAATCTATATCAAGTCCTGCTGGGATAGCCTGTCTATCAGCATACTCTGCCCCTCTTTGCTGTAAGTAGGCACCACCTGTTGACAGCAATCCGCTGCCTGTCATAGCCCCAATAGAAGAAAGGGCAGACCCAGCCATGGACTCTGCCCCACTGGTAAAGCTATCCCAAGCATTACCTAAGTATCCTTGATTGGGGTCTCTCTTAGACGGTACCCATCCCTGCCTAAGTGCTTCGTTATAAGAATTGTCAGCACCATTCAAAAAGGCTGCGAATTGTGCACCATTGTCCGGCTTTAAGAAACCCATAGAACCCCCTTATTTTTTCAAAACTTTAGTACCATTCTGCCTCAAGTAAGTGAAGTAATCAGATGGACTATATGCGGTACCATTCGGGTCCGTCCAGAACCTGATACCGTTCTCGTCGTTGTAGTAGGCTTCTGCTGCCTGCTGTTCTCTGTTAGCAATATCAGTAGGGTCTGTACCTACTTCATTATAATCCTGCGCATGATGATATAGCGTTGGCAGTACATTCTGTATGAAGTATTCAGCGGTACTAATGTTGCCCGCGTCAGCATACAGTTGAGCCTGTTCAATAATATCCTTGCGCAATCTCATAGCGGACTCTTGTGAAGCTTCTTTATCTCCACCGTATATATTCTCCCAATCCTGTTTATGGATTGAGTTAAATTTGTCGACAAGCTTTTCTACTTCTTCCGGCGGGATTTCATAATACTGCATCTTATCTCCCATTGACTGTCTGCCGTTATTCCTACCGGTTGTTATTCCTCTTACTCCGTATCCCTGTCTCAAGAGTTCCATCTGTCTTGCCTCTTGTCTCTGTCTTTCTTGATTAGCGAGGTCTCTATTCATCAGGGACATTACCTGATTGTTTCTTGCCTGCCAATAAGCATTATCACGGCTAAGGTTAGCCTGTGCTACTGCACCAGCGGAAGCAAGGTTAGGGTCACGCGGGTCAAACTTAACGCCGGTAATAGCAGAACCTAACGCGGCATACATTGCCCTGTTGCTACTGTTTGAAGAGGCTGCTATGCTGTTAGCAACATCAGACGCCTTATCCCAGTTGACAGCCTTGTTAAACATCTGTGCCTTTTCTACCGCTGCGTTCTGTTGCATCTTATCAATGTTATCAATGTAATCTTTAGCTATCTTGTACTGTGCGGCACCAGCAAGCATTGCCGTAGTCCTTGACGGCGCTGCTTTAATGTGAGCATCAAGCGCAGCCTGTGCCGTGTTTATGTACGAAGGAGACGTAAGCTTGTTAATAATATCCTGATTTAATGGCTCATTAGGGTCTTCAAATGCCATACCTGAATTAGCCATTACTTGTCTTGCGTCAGTTGGTCTGCTGATATTATACTTCATCGACGGCTGGCTACCACCCATACGGGCAATAACTTGGTCAGCATATTCGCCTACGGTAGGGTATCCATCACCACCTGTGTAATGGTCTTGTCCTACACTACCTTCTCCACCATACCATGCCTGCGCTGCACCACGAGGACCATAGTTGTTGTAGTATTCCCACAACTTGTTTAAAGCTACGGTATCCTGCGCCTGCGGAGAATGGTCAGAGGGGTCTACCCCATACTGGGGTGCCCACTCATTCCACGACTCAGGGATAATCTGATAAGCCCCATGAGCACCTGACGTGTCATTGTGAGCATCATAAGCTCCGCCTGACTCCTGTGATTTTATACTATCAACAAGGGCAAGAAAGTTCGGGTCTCGTAAGTCCATTCCTTCCCCCTTTATCTTAATGCGTATCTATTCCAAAGATTACCGCCATAGTTTCCGTATGCGGTTGTGGTCAGCATAGCCGGTTTAGGAATGTTATTCCCATTCAGAACATCCTGCCGTATCATCGGGTCAGCAGGTGCTCCGTTATCATTCTTATTCATAGAAGCTGTGGATGCCGTGTTCGCACTACCACCGCCGCTACCGTTAAACAAGTTACCAGCCATAGTTGTACCTTTAGCTAAACCCTGCCAGAATGGAGCCGCTCCGCCTGTTGCAAACGTGGCTCCTATCTTAGCTACCGTACCGAGCAGTCCGGGTCCTTGTATTGATTTAGCTGCCTGCTCAGCCTGCTGTTGTCCTGCCGCTGCTCCTTGTGCCGCTTGGTCTCCTAAGTGACTGTCAGCTTCAATGGGATTAACTGCCGATGCAGCCTGATTGGCATTACTGTCAACATCTGCTACCTTACCTCGAAATGGTTTCCAATTGGTATCAAGAAACTCGTATTTCCTGTCTCCCTGTCCATTGATGGTATGGGAGTTAATATAATCGTTATTAGCCTGCCCACGCCATTTATCCGCACGTCCTCGAAGTAGTCCCTGTGTTTCTGCCAAGCCTTCCGGCGTATTGTATTCAGAAGGCAGGAACCCTTTAGCTTTAAGCTGTGCTTCTAAATTAGTACGACCATCTTCCGGAGTTTTACCGTATTCAGTAAGGAGCCTAAGCTTGTTGTCTATGTCATTCACGTAGGCGTTCTTGTTAGCGACATCTTGAAGTTTAGCGGCTCCTCGCATATCTCTATTAGCCATTGCCCTATCAAGGAACATACCCAATAGACCGCCACCGGAACCACCTCTGCCTAAGCCGCCGAAGAGTAAACCACCGAGCAGACCCGGAAGACCGCCCGTAGTTTCTACATCACTGTTATATACAATTGGTGCCTGTATCATTTAATCACCTCACAAAAGCCCACGCTTAGTTGTAGAGTTGGTTGTCGTCTTAATAAAGCTTGCGTTATTATGTACGTTGCCAACAGAGTTAAGTGTATTGTTACCCGCTGTATTCTGTGAAGTAGCCAAACCAATAGCCTGATTAGGAGCATACCAACTGTTCTGCTGTGTGGTAGAAGCAAGGTTATACCTATCGTTGGCATTACCAACCTGCGCATTAATAAGCCCTTGCTTAGCCTGCATGGTGTTACCCAACGCAGACTGCTGCGTGGTGAGAGAACCTTGTGCAAGTCCTGCCGCTGTCTGTAAGTTCCTACTGTAATCCTGTGCCATCTGATTTGTTAAATTCTTCTGGATGTTATTGGTTGCGTTGTTCAATGCAGAACCGCCGATAACACCCCTTGAAGCTAAATCAGCTAACGAATTACCCATAGTCTGTTTATATAGGTTCTGGTAAGTAGTTTGCATGTTATTCAGGTACTGCTGCGGTAATTCGCCACGGGCAATACTATCAAGCTGCGGAGCATACTTCTGACTAAGCGCATCCATCTGATTAGTGTATGTATTTAATCCTCTTATGCCGGCGTTAGCTTCGTCAAGAGCACCCTGCATCCTCTGATTTTCTTCCTGCCAGTTAGGTGTGTACACATTACCTAACGCTGATGTACCCTTGTCTATTAGGGCGTTTACTGCCGGCTGTATCTTATCCATATAGCGAACTTGAGCAGCTATAAGTTGCTTTTCTTCCGGAGAAAGCTGGCGGCTTTCTACGTGCTGTTCGCTTCTCGTTTTTGATTTACCGCCCATTCGGCAACTCCTTTTCAAGAATACCACTACCATCTTCCAAAACTTCTATCAGTTTGGAGTGGGTTAATCTGGCGTATGCCATCGGGTTACGTTCTGTCCTTGTCCTTAGTTTATTTATTTTAAGTACAGCCCCTATGTGCCAAAACAGACAGTCACCTGTCCGCCAATCACAGCAGCTGGGACCTATCTCAATATAGTCTTTATATACATTGAACGTAATAAATCTGCCGTCGTAACAGATGCATCTATATTCAAAATCTTTTAGGTCTTCAAGTAAGTCGGATTTAGTCTTTTTGATATATGTCTTCACGTGCTCAACGAGTCCGGTGTAGTCGTATATCGTATCGTCAAATGCTGTTAGCGATATCAGACCATTGACCGCCTGATGGATTTCCTTTTCCGTTTGCATTTTGTATCACACTTTCTGAAAAATGTTCCAATATAAATGGAGAATCTGTCTCTATTATATACTGGAGAGACTCGTCACGTATCTGCGAACGCACGTGTTTAACAGGATTTTTATAGGAATACTTCCACCTAATCAAATGATAGGGTTTACCACCTAACGCTATTTGCGTTCCCGTTTTCACGTATACATCAATAGTCCCAGTCTCTTCATCTAAAGGTTTGACTCTAATATTTTGGATGTGAGAAGTGAGTAAATCATAATAAGATAACTGCTTTGATTTGTACAGCTGATGAATTGGCGTCGTACCAAAGTCAAGGAACTTGGTATCATCAAGTTTACACAGTTGACCGTATTTATTCTTTACCGTCTCCAAAGCGATATACACCCCATCGGGTGTTTCTATCATATCGTTCACAACAAACCCATCGGGCACCATCCACTTAGTAAACCCGCCAGTAGATGTACTATGTACCCAAAGCATATTATCCCTATCAGAAGAAAAGATAAGCTGATGCCTGTCATCGAGCATCCTTCCCCACGGGTCACTGTGGTGTTCAGCTATTGCTGGATTGACCTGCATACCAAACTCTTCTAAGGAATAGTTACCGTGTGAAGCTTTAGTCTTTAATTCCTTGAACCCTGAGGTTGACATAAAGATAAGAGTGTTGGCGTGGCTAACAATGGCGCTTTGTTTAATGGCGTCAGAATTATCTGCCACCTTCGTTACGTACCAGTCAGGAGCGTTACCTGATATGGCATAGCAACTGCCGGAATACTTAAAGACAATGATATCAGACACATTAACCATCATTCCTATGATAGCTGACTTATCACTCTCCCCTATACCTTCTATGTATTTAGCTGCCGACCTGTCATCAGAGTCGTCCACAAGCCCCAGAGTTTTAGCCGATAAGCAGTCGTTAATAGAAGAGAAGTAGATGGTATCTGTTCTGGCGGCGGTAGCTATCAGTCTACTATCCTTAACCGCAAGCGTGGTAACTAACGGAGAATTAAGAGATGTCTTACCGGCGTTTGTGTATTTGCCGTCGAGAGTTAATAGTTTCAAGTGCTGTGGCTTTAACCATTCAGGTTCATACAACAGTAACACTTGAAGCTTATCACCACTGGCAACAAACAGATTACCATGAAAATAAACGCAGGACGGTCTGTCTGCTCTACCCGTCAGGTCTCCAACAAAATTTACATGATTGTTCTTTGTGTCGAAGTAATACATCTTCTTTGGCTTGTTATGTTCTCCGACAAAGAAGTATAAAGACTTTGTTATCTCATCCCACCAGAACGAAGTGATAGGGAAGTCTGTATTGTGTAAAGAAGCGGAGATAGCAGGTCTGGTTTTAAACTTACTGCCATAGAAGCTTATCTCAAAATTAACAGCATCGGCGCACTGATTAGCTTCAAGCGCGTCAGGGCGCATAGCTAAGTTAATACCGCCGGTATTGTTGCTCATGTCAACGACTGATTGAGCCTCGTGTTTAGCTATTTGATATGCCATGCTTCACCTCACACAATGTGATACAATCCTATAATAAGACCGTCTCCGGCTATTACCTCTACGTTATGGTAACGCAAAGAACCAACCGGAATAACCTTCCCTTTATGGTTAGCCACCCCTACTCCAACCATTTTCCCCCTCGATTTTTTCAAAGATGCTTTCAGTCTCTTCAATGAGTCTTCTGCTATCTCGTTGGATGTCTTTGCTTTCGTCAATTCCTCTTTGGACGTCTCTAATTCTTTCATCGCTTTTTCTAATTGCATCCTCGCCTCTTTCAGTTGCTTCTCTTGCTCTGTCGATATCTTTTCCAACCTCTCGTTGTTTTGTTTCAATTGATTGAAGTTCTCTTTTATCTTCATGTAATCCGATGTCTGTACAACAAGAGTAGGTGCATAGGCAAAGGAGTACGAGGGAGAGAAAAAGACCGCACCAAGAAGCAATAGGATACTTGTGAATAAACGAAGAAACATTTTTAACCACCCTCGTATACGTAACTTGAGTCATATTCCTCACCATTAATTAAATACCCATCAGTAAACTGCCAAGCGTAGAGTCTTCTACCCGTAGGGAAAAAGCTTATATCAGGAAGTACATCGTCATAACATGCCATCCAATACTTAACGTAAGCAGGGATAGCTGACATATCTATACTATCACGAAGACAGTAGTAGCTGGAATATACTCCAACCATTACATCGTGGTTCCATTCTGTGATAACGTTGATGAACGCCATGATGATTTCACTTCTCTCGAAAGGAGTACAGTCGGGCATGTTCATATCTTCCATATCAAACCAAATTCCCAAACTAAGCTGGATATCATCTATGTCAGATAACCTGTCAATCAATACGTTCGCCTCATTGGCAGCTTCCTCTGGAGTGGTAGCACGGGTGAACCAATACACACCAACGTCTATCCCTTGGTCAATTGCGTTACCGTAGTGGTCAAGGAAGTCACCATCGTTATGGGGTCCCTCTCCCGCTTTGATTATCATTCCCGTAATTTCTCCGTTCATTGATAGGTCCGGCGGAGTATTCCATCCGCTCACGTCTAATATTTGTCGCATTCTTCTCCTCTAATAAATCAGGTATACCATTGTTATTGGTATCTGATTTCACTTTAACAAAAGTAACTAACGCAGCAATAGCTGCGGGGGATACCATTAAACTGCCGAGCGATATAAGAGCCGGCAAGTCGGCTACCCCCTTAACGTAAAAGTTAAAACACCAACCGCACATGTAGAACAACCATACAATCATGTATGCCCACATGAGAGTATTTACCCACTTATACCCTTTGACAGAATACCCTATGTTTAGATAGCGAGTACAACGCTTAATAATATCTTGCATTATTTTGGCGGTATTTTAATTAACACATAGCCATTAACATCATTTACAGATTTGTAGGGCATTAGGATATTCCCATGTGCATGAGAGTAATAACACAGTATATAAAAAGCTTCGGCTCTTTCTCGTATTGGTTTAGAACTATCACTAAGCGTCACCGTGTAATCATATCCACCATCTGTTATTAGCGGTACGGTCCCGATAGTTTCTCCGAGTGTTTTAATTTCATTCCACATGTCGTCTATCAATGTCACAATGGAACTTATTTCACCTTTATAAAAATCAAAGTTTTCGTTCATTGTTTTTGTGCTTGAGCTTGGTGATACATACACAGACTGACCACTTATGTTAATCAATAAAGAAATTTTATCCTGTTCTGATATACTCTCTCTCCAATACAATAGGTGATAACTATTTTCTCCATCTCCAACGTCAGCTAATATAGTGTCGCCACCGTGCGAATAGTCAGTACATTGTACATCGACGCCAAGTAAATTAAAGTCTTTTAATGGTTTAGTACGGTCCACAGACTTAAATTCATCATCAGTCAATAGCGCGACAAATATAACTGTCTTATGTTGAATTATGACTGTATACTTAGACTGTAATCTTGATATAGACTGTATCATATTATAAATATTACTCACTTCCGACATATATGTATACTCTGGCAAGTTGGTATTTGATGATAATAGATATCCGCCATTAATACGCGTCGCCCGATGTACGGTAAACTGAACTTTTTTATCTTCTAATTTTAAAGCTGGTCTAACTGTGACTACGATATCATCACCTAAAACATAAGAGGGTTTAGACAACGTATACCCATCAGCTTTCCACCCATAGTCTGGGTTTAATAAAATCTGTAAGTTTAAATTATCCGGTTTAACGCTTTGTTCGACAGCCTGACCAGAGTTGGCTATCACGGTACCTACACCAAACCCAACGTTCACTTGGGTTTGGATGTGGTCCACCTGATTAACCGTTACCTTGGATGATTTTTCTCCACTGATAGATAATATAGCGGGAGCCATTTCCGCCGGCTTTAGTTTAGTGGTGTTCTTTTGTTTTGTGCGAATAGCGTTACCGATATCCTGCATAGCATGCTTATCAATTAAAACGTTTTCCATTACCATGCCACCTCGTTACCATTAACAAGAGCGTTGAACGCTTCTTGAATTTTTGCTATTGTTTGAGCTTTAGTTAAAAGTTCGGGCTTGTCAGTAATACCATTCCATGAAGTTGTACCAGCATCACCCTTGGGTCCGGCTGGTCCCTGAGGTCCTCTCTCTCCGGTAGCCCCTTTAGGACCTTGGGGTCCGATAGGTCCAATATTACCTTGTTCACCCTTAGCACCGTCAGCACCTTTCGGACCTACGTCTCCCTTAGGACCTTTCTCGCCTCTGTCTCCTTTGGGTCCTTTAAGTCCTGCAAGCTGCGCGGGTGTAAAATCGGTATACTTAAACGGGTCGCCTTTATCCCCCTTAGGACCGACATCACCCTTGTCACCCTTAAGTGTTGCTTTCTCTGCTTCTGTTAAGTCTTGGAACTTTAAGATACCATCTTTACCTTTAGGGATAACGAAGTTTAATACTGCCGCGTTGGCTGTACCACTGTTGGTTACTGATGCCGCTGTGGCATATTCTCCTGTAACTACGGAGCCAATAGAAACAGTAGCCGCTTCACCCTTAGGTCCCATGACCCCCTGTGGTCCAGTATCACCTTTCTCGCCGGTGTTACCTTTATCACCAGTAGCACCCTTAGGTCCAGTCGGTCCCGTAAGTCCTTGTACACCTTGAGGACCAGTTTCGCCTTTATCTCCTTTTATACCTTTAGGGATTGTAAAGTTGAGGATAGCGGCGGTTGACGTCCCACTATTAACTACCGTAGCCATCTGATTAGATTCTACCGTGGTAACAGTACCCACCATTACGGTGGCAGCCTGTCCATCTTTACCGTCAATACCGTTTACCCCTGCGGCTCCCTGCGGTCCTTGGGGTCCTGCGTTACCTTGCTTGCCCTGTACGCCCTGTGGTCCTTGAGGTCCTTTATCTCCCGTAGCACCCTTCGGACCTGTGTCACCCTTAGGTCCTTTAACGTTTCCTAAGTTTGCCGATACACCATCCACAGTAGAAGACAAATTACCGGTAGCATCAAGAGCAAAGGATACCTGCGGTTTATCTCCCTTATCACCCTTGATACCCTGAGGTCCAATAGCCCCAGCGTCACCCTTAATCCCCTTAGGACCTTGAATACCCTGCTCACCTTTTTCCCCTCTCGGAAGTCCAAGGTTTAAAATGGGCTGTTCTTTGCTGCCTGTGATGGTAGCTGTTGCCTGTGCACCCGTTGGCATCGTGGTAACTGTGCCGATAGAAAATTCCGGAGTTACTCCGTCTTTCCCATCAACGCCATCCTTGCCGTCTCGGTTAATAACAGCGTTTACTTTGTGTTCTACCTCTCCATCAAAGCGCACATTAACATTAATTGTATCAGGTATTCTATCCATTGATTAAAGTCTCCTATAAGAAATGCCAGTGGAAATTAAAGCTGGTCCTGAAAGTAATCTTTGGTGGGTTGTCTTGCAATATATATCGTAGTATATCTTACCACGCTTAGCCCACTTGTCAGGGTTCTCAAGCTTCCCCGTTTCTGTATAAGGGATGGTACAATGAAGTTCGTTACCACTCACTACGACCTTACCGGTAAAAGCAATATCTTTACCCTGCATCGGTTCATACTTACCGTAGAATATAAACTCCTTACCTGTCATATCCACAGGATTATTCTTGGAGTCAGTTACGGTAACATACATACTAAAGTCATCGCCTTGATTAATAATAATCTGCATACATCACCCCCCCATTCTTCTAATGAAACTAATAATATCCTCTCCCTTTCTTACCACATCCGCATTAAGCTCATTCAACTTTTCTATGATAGAAGTCAGCTCACATATCGGCGGGATTAAGGTAAACAAGAACCCCATGAAGTTATCGAACTCAAACCCCATCACCTTTATGTTAGGTAGTAAGAAACAACAATACCCGATAAAGAATATTAAAGGATATTGGAGTATCACCTTAGAGAATAACCCCCAGCGAAAGTGTTTACTGATGAGGAAGCGATGGTATCTTCCATTGCCTATCGGTACATACTGCCAACCGTACCAACAGAATGTTGTGATACAGTTCCATACTGTGATACGCTTACCTACGGTTCTCAAGTAGGCTACTGTTTCTATTGTAATCTTCAAAACTATATCTACAATCAGCAAGATAGAAGTAAAGAATATTACATTTATAATGTCCTCGTTAATAACAAGTTGATTAATCATTTAATGTCGCACCCTTGCAAGTTAATTTTATTAGTTAATGCGGCGATAGTATCCGCAACCAAATCATCTGTATCTTCTAACCCAACCGACAACCTCAAGTATTTGTCAAAATGCTGCCCGTCAAAATGAATGTGGTCTGTACACGTACAATACGTAGAAACAGGGAACCCGTAAGCACTCATTTCTTCCCAGTATTTACCGTTTTGTATGGTGTATAGATAATCATATGGTAGATTAAAAATACCAGAGTTGTGAATGTATACATGCGGAATATTAACATCACACAAAGCTGTGTCTAATTGTTTCGACGTCCGTATTACCCGCTCCATCCTTGCCCGAAGCGAGGATAATCCAGCTGATAGAATTTTACACTGTGACTCCATAACAGAGACGCCGAACGCCGCCGCAAATAGAATTATGTTCTGGTAATCATCAAGCGAGTTAGTACGAAAATATACCCCACCAAGTGGAGTTTGTCCATTACCGACCCCATATTTAGAATAACTTTCTACTACGTAATCAACGTCATAATTAAACGAAGTGTCTCCACATATAGATACGCGAGTATTATCAACGACTAAAATAGACTTAGCGTCATGCACCTTAACGGACAATTTATTTAAGTCAAAGTAATGTCCAAGATAATCAGGGTTATCTATAAACACAATACTTTTATTTGGAATGCTGTCGTTTACTGCATCTATGACACGAGTGTCATTGCACAAGTGTCTCGTCTCTATAAATGACGTATTGTGGCAATAGGGAGTATAACCTTGGTTCATGTAATACATCATAAGAAATGAAATAGCCTGCATGCCACTATTAGTTAAAAGTACACTCCATCCCGCAGGTAGCCACGGAGACACGCATGAAACATCACATAGTGTATTTGGAGATATGTAATTGCGTGCTCTTGATATATTATTTTGAAACAATTATTTTACACCTAATACCCTATAATTAAAAACATACCTTACATCCCTTCCTAAAGCTGGTACAAAATGTGCGCCAGTACATTCGTTATAGTAAGTGTACCCACCATCACGAATGATTACATTAAATGACCACTCATCTCTTTCGCTAAAGGACACCCCACCGACTATGCCACCGTAGTTATTACTAACAAAAGGTAAACACTGACGCACAACATAACCATCAGGACACGGTATAGTAAACCAATACTCTTGCCTACCGTCAGCAACCATACTTATTTCTCCGATGCGTATTGACGAGGCGCTAACACCAAACCCAGCACGTCTAATAATATCGGCATCAATACTCCCGCTCACAATATGTGCGCCCTTTATAACACCATTGTTGTCTACGGTAAAACTGCCACTGGTGTTCTTAAAGTTTGTGCCAATTATTTTAGTTCCTGTAATCGTTCCACCGTTAAGTGTACCAATGTCAGATGTAATAGCACTTAGTTTATCAACCTTTAATTTATCGGCTGTAACAGCTTTCGCCGCTATCTTGTTAGCAGTAACAGCACCAGCTGTTATGTGGTCAGCGGTAACTGCATTGGTGGCTATCTTGTCGGTAGTAATAGCTCCGCCAACTATCTTAGTAGAAGTAACGGAATTGTTAGCTAAGTTTTCTGCCCTGATAATAACGTCACCATCTATTTGCAGTCTCTTTCCTTTTATCTTAACACCTTCTGGAGACAGGTTGATAGAAGCAATAACGCCACGTTTATCTACCATGAAACTAATCTGGTCAGACATCTGCTGGAATTTAGAATTAGTAACCGTCATATTGTTTCTAACGGTCGTGCTAATTTCAGAAGCCGTCTGTTTAATTTGACTGATGTCACTTCTTACGGTGGTGTTAATGGCTGCTTGGTCGGAGTTTACCTTATCCTGTATCCTCTTGTTACTTTCGACAGTGGAAGTTAATCCTTTAGCGTTCTGCTGTATTACATTAATATCCTCTTCCGTGATAGTAACCCTATCTCTTACGTTCTTAACTGCCGTGTTTACATCTTTGTTGACTCCGTCTTGATACGTCTTGTTAGCCTTCACGGTCGAAGTAAGTCCTGCCGCTGTTTGTTTAAGCGTAGTAATCTCTTGAGAATTATCTGTGATATACCCCGCCTGTTGAGTAATGCTCCTGCTGTTTTGCTCTATCTGCGTATGAAACGTGGAGTTTGTTATCGACTGTTCGTCTTTTATTTGTTTCTGTTTATCTTCTATTTCTTTATCTTTATTCTGCAAACCACGTATGGCGTCATTGGTTGAGTTTGTTAGGTCCCCTAAGTCTGATTGGAGTTCGGACGTCAGAAATCCAAGCTGCCTTAGTTGCTGTTTAATGTAATCGGGTACAGTGTCTCCGGCGGTTATAATTTCCTGTATCTTTTTGTCTACGTATTCTTTTGTTGCGGTGCTTAATTGATTTTCTTTTATCATCTTTTCTATGTCGGCAACAAGCTTATCCCAATCCTCTTCGCTTAGCTTGCCGGCACCGCCGTTACATCCATACTTGAATACCAACCTACCGTCTTTAGTAAGAGAAACCTTCTCAAGTTTTTTCTGCTCAACCTCTGATACAGAAACATGTCCTGTGATTTCTCCTGCATTATGGACAGTAACCTTTGGGTTTTTATTAACTGATGGAATGTTTAGCTTAGGTTGTTTTGGATATTCGGCAGACAGCTTGTCCTGCTTAACAGTCGTGTTAAACTGATTGCCGTTTTTAAACTTTACCTTTGTCATGATATGTCAGATATGCCGGGGCTTACGTGTACCGTACCTTGGCATACGCGTGTCACTTTCTTGCTGCCGTCCATCATAAGCAAATCCCAATAATACTGGGTTGTCTCTTTCCAGTAGTCCCCATCAGTCAGTAGTTTCTTTGTTTCAGACGCCGGTAATTTGATTGTGATTATCCCAGCGTTAAGCTTACTCTTATCAAAGGTAAAACTAACGATAGGTGTATCTTCATTCGCAGAAGTCTTAATACAGGCGGCAAAGTTATACTGGCTCATGTCAAACGGGGTAGCGCTATTATTATCATCATCAAGCTCTATGTCAAGAACAAAGTCAGCCCCTTTATTGATAACAATATCATACACGGGTACATCAAATTCATACATACTATATCACCCCTTATCTTTTTTCTTTTCAATTTCCGCCTGCATATACTGCAAGATATACTTAACAGCATTTGCAAAAGCAGAACCATCACCGTCTACATACGGCGGTATATTCTTTAGCTGGTCTAAGAATTTTTTATCGGTTATCTTTTCCATAGAACACCTTACGGCAGCATCTTGATTACAGCTGCTACTAAATCCTTTTCTGTTTCCATACTAAACCCGTGATTAATCATGGCTAACGATATAACAATCTGCGCCAATATATCATACAGCGTATCCGTATCCGGACTATCTCCAAAGTCAATCTCATCAGACAGGTACTGTAAAGCTTTCATCTTCTTATAGTAACTGATACTCTGCGGCAAGTCTCCGTCACACATAAGCTTGTTTCCTCTAATGTATACCGGAGCTTTGCTCGTTACTTTCCAGAACCTTTCCGGCATTTCTGTGACCTCACTCTCGATAGTCAGGTCTCCAATTGTTTCAGGATACCCTCTCTGGATAAGTACCTGCCACAACATATTCATCCCATCGTTGATATAAGCTACCATCTCTTCGTCCGTATATCCTGTCTCAATAGCATCAGACATACGTTCTTTAATGGCATACTGTTCTATTAAATCATCACCTGTCATGCGTTAGTCACCTGCGCTTCCGGCGGCTTAACTTCATCTACCGCTGAATTAATCAGGGTAGTTAAATCTAACGGAGACTCAAACGGAACCACATCATCCAGCTTGTGTACGTGAGGTCTCAAGGAATGATACTTAAGCTCCATATACCCCGCAGGATAATACTCATCCATTAGTTTTATCTGTACCTTATTCCCTTCATACTCTGTCAGTTCAATAGGGTACTGCCCTACAAAAGCTATAAAGTCATCCGGCTTCGTTATAGGTTTATCAGGAGACACCTTAAGGCTTCTAACGTAGCGAGGGTCGTTATCTCCCGCAAGTTGCATAGACAATGAGTCAATAGCGTTATTAAGGGAATAGATGAGCTCGTCATCAGAGTAAGTAATCTTACTTACGTCATTAAGCTTTTGCCTTATGCGTACAAGAATTTGTTTTACTGTCATACCGTCTCCTTATACATAAAAGGGCAAATCCCTATCAATAACCACTGTATCAGCCATGAGTCCCTCTATCTCCTTAGCTACCGTAGATGCGATACCATCGTCAGTAATCGTCCCGTTGACGTAACCAACAACGAGTCTGACTAACATCAGGTAAAAGAAATACGGCAGTTCAAGAATATCATTAAGGGTCATGATAGGACGTACATGATAGTAGTACACCATTATATCATCGTGAGATGTGTATACCTTATCTCCTCTAAGGCGATACCTGTTGTGGCGAGACTCGTCCATATCACGCCCATCTGTCAGGTCCCTATCTTCATCTGAACCAAAGTGTGATACCTGTAAGAAATCATCGGGCAATTCTACACCGCGTTTCTTAGCCGGTACTTTAATTTCCTTCTGTACATAAGGGCTTTCCATTCTTACCAGAGTCAAGTTCACGTAAGAAGCTACATGATTGATAGCACGTACAAGTTCCTCGTCGGAATGTACTCTGGCATATGTCTCCCCAAGTGACATTAAGATATCATTGGCGAGCATCCTTACTCTGATATATCTCACATCCTCACCACCTTATAGTACATCAACATACATATATTCCGGATTATCTCTAAGCCAATCCTTCATATATTTCATTGCACTCTGCCTATCCCCATTCTCTTCCGCCTCTTTAGCTAAACGAAGTTTAATCTGCGTAGGGTCATTCCAACATTCCATAGGAATACACCCAAGCCTACGCCCACCTTTATGCTTTCCGATGTAGGGGTCAAGCTCTCGCATAGCCTTAGCGTGTTCCATAAGAGGTCCGGCGTTCCATACGTTATGTAAGAGCCAGTTTCCTTTATTATCTATTTGAACGTCTTGTTTAATAATGTTAGACATAATACTCCTTAATAAAAACAAAAAGGACAGCCCGTAGGCTGTCCCTCTTGCGTACCGGTCCCCGTAGAGATAACGGCACTCTCATCTGTGGATACAGACCTTACGGAGTTACCTGTTCTACAACTACCGGTTTCGGTGCTACCTTACCGTTCAATCCCTTAATGCGAGCGTTGGCAGACGGAGCTGTACATTCAAGAGAAGCTACGCCGGTAATAACTCGCTGTTCATAAGTACCCGTTCTCGGCGGATTTTCGGTATGGAACGGGATGAGGTATCCAAGTTTCCAATACTGGAGTTCAAGGATATCAACGACATCGTCGGAGTACATGCGATGAGCTTCCAGACGGAGAGAACCGAAGTCGGTTTCAATAACGTCCAGATAGTCAGATACGCTATGTTCAGAAGAAGCCATTGTGCGAACGGCACCCTGTGTAAACCCTGCACATCCACGTTTGTTTCTTGCGGACATGATAGCGACACCCGGGTTACCGCCGCGAGTCCATGCCATCTGGAGTGCGTCGTTCAGAAGGTCGAACGTCAGAACTCCGGCGCCCTTTTTCAATTTGGCTGCATCAATACAGTTCTGGAAAGAAACCTTGACACCAGTGCCAGATACTACTACTGCACCTGTGCCGGTGGAGTGCGGAGCATTGGTGTTCATGTCTACTACGGACTGCATAGCTCCTTCCGGAGTCTCATAGAGGAAGAAAGTATTCGCATCTTTAACGGCTACGAAATACTGTTTGTTTTCCTCTGTACCTGTACCACCACGTACAAGCACTGCATCACCGGTAACAAAGCCATGGTTGGCGATTGTCAAAGCATTAGCCGCAATAGCGGATACTGCAATGTCAGCGTCAAGGAAGTACGGGATACCGCCGAACTTACCTTTAACACCTTCTGCAAGCGGAGTAGCCACTTTGTTTTTGATGATGGCAAGTTCAAGGTCGGAAGCAATTTCCTTACCGGCTTTCAGGAACTGGTAAGCTTTCTCATCACGTACACCGTACTTCTTAATAGCCTGTGTGATATCAGATACGTTGTAACCAGTTACGAACTGCTGTACATAGTTGTAGAGCCATCTACGCGGAGCAGCTTTCGCCGTATCAAATTCGAAAACTTCTTCCTGAGCGTTATCCATTGCCGGACGCTGGGAGTCAGAGAGCCACTCGTGTTTGGTCCCTGTAATCGTGGTCTTACCAAACATGCTGGTAAGTTTAGTTTTGTCGGGGTCGAGGTTCGTGATAAAATCCATCGAGTACCCACACTTTCATGTGGGATTAGACTATGTCATACTTAATCGGTTTCAGCGTGTAGTCGTTGAGAGGAACTACGCCCGAACTTTCTCGGAAACGGAAATCTTACATACTCTCCGTTTCTAAAATGTATTTGTGTATACTTATCAAGTCTTTCCTGTTTACGCTGTATGTTAAAATGAAATCCACTTGTTACTAACTGTCTAAGCTTCACGTCAAACTTATATGACGGTACTCTCGGTTTCTTTGGTACATTTTTTTGGAGACTTGTGGTCCCAATACCAATAGACTCAAAGAGCTCCTGTACAGTAATAACGAAAGGTTTCGTCACACAGTACCCACATTCAAAGCGGTGAATGTTACCTGCCATTCTCATACTGATAAACCCGTCAGAATCCATTACTCCAGATAGAAACTCAAGTTTGAGTTCTTTGGACCAATTCATCACATAATCGGGTATTTTATTACAGTTATAAGAGTCTTCGTACAGCTTACCGAAGTAAGGAGAGGAAGCTCCTGTAACATACACCTGTGAGCCACTGGATGTTTTTCTACTCACATAACGTAAACTAATATCTCTATCAAGGACTATTGATAATGTGTTTCGTACCTTTTCTACAAAATCTTTATCAATAGCTGATAATTCGAAGACAAAACTTGTTTTACCGTTGGGTCTAATATACCCATCCCCAAAGTATACACCTAACAGGTAGGCGTAATTCTTGTCTGCTAATAGGCTATCCATAATTATCCTTTCAATTTTCACACTTTGGTATGAAAGGCTTTAAGCGTTTTTAGCATAAAGCTGAATTTAAAGTGTCCAATTTATATCACGGTTTAGACACATCTCGAATGGTGCCTACTACGTTATAAGAACGAGTAGCTGTTGCACTATTATGCGGTGCTGGCATTTAATTCTTCCTTTCAATTGGTATAAATTATACGCCAAAATCCTTCGCATATTTTGAAATCATTGCTGCCTGCTGGTCATTGGTCATTCTCCCAAGCTTAGACCAATCAGGTGTCTGCACCACAGGCTGTTGTGCCCTGTTGTTTGTCTGTTCAACAAACGGTGGCTGTACAGACTGCTGTGCGGCTGCCTGCTGTGGAACTGACTGCGGCTGTGTCACAGTCGGTTTGGGAGTGTTGCCGTAGAACATGTCGCGCACTGCGCTCATGTAATTATCAATTACTTCTACGTTACCAGTTGCCATGGCGTCAGTAACCTGCTTGTACATTTTGTACGGCAAGTTCTCAAGGTTTTTCTGTGCGAGAGAATTAATGGCATCAAAATTCGGGTCCTGCTGATACTTGGCTGTCAATGCGCTCATGCGCTGCTGCCGAGCGTTTTCCGCTTCCTGTGCAGCCCTTTCTTCATTCATCCTCTGTATCATAGCTGCTTTAACGTTACCAACTTCATTTACATATGCTGCCATATGCTGTGGGTTGTATTCGTCAAAGTCGGCTCCATAGAGCGCTTTAACACGCTCCTTAGCATAGGCGTCCATCTGTTCGATGTACCGCTTCTGCTGTGCTGCAACGTCTTCCTGTTTCGGCTGAATAGGCTGCTGTACCTGCGGCTGTGGAGTATTCACCTGCATCGCCTGTAACTGCTGGCGCTGCTGTGCGAGTTCCTGTGTCTTTTTGGTAAATGCTGCCTGTCTCATGTAACCATTAAGAGCTTCTTGCAACGGGACCTGTACATCCTGTCCATCGACCTTGACCGTCACCATACGGTTCATGTCAAGGGGTTCAGGTTCAGTCTGCTGGTCTTTAGGGTCTTCCCCTTCTTTAGGTGACCCGTCACCTTCTGGCGTAGGCTCCGACTGGTCTCCGTCACCATCCGATAAGAAACTCTCGGAAAAGACGGGATTACCGTCAGCGTCTAAAGCAAAGTCCCAAAGATTACCGTCTTGGTTAGCCGACTGGTCACTGCCAGCATCCACTGCGGGTTGTGCCGGTTCCTGTGCCTGCGGTTCCTGTGTTACCTGTGGGTCGTTGCCCTGTACAATATCTTCCATGTGTTATCTCCTTTCGCAATCCCTTGCGGGTTGTTGCAATAAAATAGGTCCCTCTATATATATACTGAAAAGCATCAGCCTCTGTTCATAGCCCTTGCGTAATGTAAGATATCAGACACAGATAACGGGTTGGAGTTACCATAGTCCGGCAGTGAATAACCAAGGTCAGGCGCTTCCGCTGCCTGCTGCGGCTGTTCGCTATTTACATATTCCGGCAAGTTAATTGGCTGCTGTTCATAAGCAGGTGCTTCAATATATGGGGAATAATCCTCTCTATTATATACTGACGGAGTGTACACAACATCCTGCGGAGCCGATGGTTGCTGGCTTGCAGCCCATTCATTGTAAGCTTTGATATCACCATCCCGCTGCTTAGAAGCGAGATATCTTTTTACCACTTCCGGATTAATTGAATTAGCTTTAATCTCTGTAGACTTATTAAGCTCATCACCCCTATTAGCTGATTGAATAAACTTATTATTAGGGTCACTAAGGATTGCTTTAATCCTGTCTTTGAAGGAAAGTTCTTTGGGACTTTCGGTAGGATAAGCTTTATCCATAGCCCTATCAATATCCCTGATATCATTTATGGTTGCCCCGTTAGCCATAGCCTGTCCGTAGGGACTGTTAATCACGGTATCCTCGCCCACGTTAGATGACAATACTTCCGGATGCACCTCGACAGGATTACCCCTATCAACCCACCTAAGCGGACCATACAAATCAGGGTGGTAATTCTTCCACTCTTCACTATCCTTTAGCTGAGTAAAGTGCGGCGTGATAGTGTCTTCGATGTCTCTTGGGTTCACGTCAGCGTCTGATATCCTATTTACAAAACGTATATTTGGCATAACCTCTCCTTTTAAAATCCACCAATACCCTGCTGAGGTTCAGTAGGCATCCCTGCCGGCAGCCTGTTATCAGGCGCCTGTTGTCCTATTTGATTGGCTGGTGACAAAACGTCACTACCTTGTTTGACTATCGGTCTAACTACCCCTGTTACAGCGCCACCTGTACCACTGAACTGCGGGGCTTCTGCCTGTGGCATAGTTCCCATGGGTTCCTGCGGAGCCTGTCCACTCTGCGGAAGCTGGTGCCCAAGGAATACTACCTGCACATAGGGCGGTAAACTATACAGCACCTGTATCGGGAGTGACCCATAGGTGAAGTAATACTGTACCACATCAGGCGGTAAGGTCTGTAATGTAGTCTGAATAACCTGCATTTCAAGCATCGTCCGCTGCTGTGCAATCACAGGGTCAGAAATGTAATCACCAACATTCTTAATCCCTTGTGTTTCAAGCCACTTCTTAAATATATTGTATATGTTGTGCGGTGTAGCCACCTGCACGCCGGCAGAATTAGTCTGCATAATAGCAGTAAGTAGAGACTGCAACTGTGTACCAACCGCCGCCTTGGACTGGATGGACAGTCCGGAATTAACAACCAAGTCAAACTTACCGTCAAGGTCTTCCGGATTAATCTCAAGAGGTTCACCCGACAGACGGACAACCGTAGTCTGGTCAATAAACTTCTGGTTAAGAGAAATCAGGAAACGATACAGTTCATATATACCAGTCTCCGCAAACATACGGGCGATAAGCTCAAGCCTCTGGTTGCTCTGGTTCAAAATAGCGCTGATACCAGTAGCCGTGCGATTGAGACTGGAAGCGTCAAGACCTTGATTGTATCGGGTAATACCGGTTCTCTGTTCCTTCTGCCCCTCAAGGTATTCAAGGAAGTTAAATGTATACGGAGCTATCTGCGTAACAGGCATAGGAAGTACGGCATCGCTCATGGTGTATCCGGGCTTCTTCCTAATCACAGAACGTCCTTTGTTAAAGTCTTCGATGTTGATAGCTTCCGGTGACATGATAACCTTAGGGTCGTTAGAGAGGGCAAGGTTATGGATAATCTGCCTTGTCAGCGCTACCTTAAGGTGCTGGATTTCACCAATCAGTTCAGCATAAGAACGTTTAGACCAGATACGATGTGGGTCCTGCGTGGGGGCGATAGCAAAGAACGGATGCCTTCCCATATAGTTAGGTTCACACCTAAGGATAGTATCCTGACATACGGTGATAATCATATCCTCAAGAATACCGTCACCGTTAATATCTATCTTGACGTAGCACTCGTAGATAGTAACTTCATCACGTGCCTCATCAGGAGAGAACGAGGGGAAGTTATAATACTTATCACCAATAACGGCATCCATCTCCGTATCTATATCATCCTTGCCGTACTTACCATGTACGTGGTCCCCCTTAATCTGGTCTACGTTGGCGTAGATACCCTGCTGTTCCATCTCTCTTAGGTAGGACAGGGTAACAAGCTTCTTATGTGCCACGAAGTTTGCCTCATCAAGTGACTTAGCATCAGGTGAATAGAGTACATCAGTACAAAGAATGTTCTCTATCTTAGGCGCGTTCTTTAAATAATAGGTAGAGTTATACGTTACCGTGTAATCACCGAACTGGTCAGGCTGTGAGATATTTGTTATTTCCACCCCTGTCTTCCTAAGTTCCTGTAATGATGTCCAGTTAAGCACACACGTCACAGGCTTTACCGCTTCTTTTCTATCCCAGTAACATTTAGTAAGACCCATACCCGTGATTAAGGCGTCCTTCATCCAGTTATATAAGATGGGGAAGAAATGGTTTTCTCTCTGTAACTGGAAGTTAATCAGGTCCTGCATGGCGTCAGCCTTATGGGAGTCCAACGCATCATGCCCCGTGATAGACACAACATCATCACCGGAAGTAAACACCTTCATCAGTGACGGCAACGCCCACTCTATTGTATCAGTTACATCAGTAGACACAACAGAAGACGTCCGGCTAAGTTTAGGGAACATAGCCTTATAATACTCTTTATCAGCGTAGTATATCTGATATCTTTCTTTCATCGTAGGGAGTATTACCGCCCTCTGATAGTCTTCACACTCTTTAATGTCAGCCGATATTGTCCCCAATATACTTCTATTAAGAGTGTCTAAGTCCATTGTATCCTTAGTTTCCATTAATACTCCTTTATTATAACCCACCTGCAAGCCCTATCTCATCATCAGGAACATCATCCCAAGAAGATACAGGGGCTACCGCTATCTGGTCTTGATAAGCCAGTGCGTCTATCATGTCATCATGCTTACCTTTAGGGAACGTAAGAAGCTGTTCCTCAAGCTTATTAACCCACTTAGCACCCACGGGGAGCCATATAGTACCTTGTGCGAACCTTGGCTGTAACGCCGTCTGGATTCTAAGTTCCTTCTTCTCTTTGGCAAGCAAGTCTTCAATCACAAAGTAAATCTTTCTATTGGGCATTTCCTTTTCCACAAAATGACGCATAGCCGCCTGAAAGGCTACCTTTTCTATACCCACCTTAACGGGGTGGTATTTACTTACAAAATCAAAAAGGATATCAATAGCTGCCGACGGGCTCATACGTTCAGCAACACAATCAATAATAAACCAATGGTTCTGCGAGTTTACTGCATTGACAAGTACCACAGTATCATCAGCACTTTCCCTTTGTGATACTGCCAAGTCCATCGTAATGAAGACAGTGCAGTCTTCCTTATTAAATTTAGATAAGTCAAAGTAACGGAAATACCTCTTCTTAAATATAGCAAGTTCAGGAGAGATAGCTATGCACATCTTTTCTCTTTCCCATATGTCAAGCTTACCCAAGGCAGAGAACTTATCACGCTCCGCATGGATATCTTCCACGGGGAAAGCTTCCGCCCAGTTACTCTCTCCCTCATCATTCAGGATAGGTATACGCATAAATGTAAAGTTAAGGCTCTCAGGCTGCGATGCCACCTGTTCTATGATACATTTAGCGCCCAGATTATTCCCAATCATAAAGATACGGGAGTCTTTACCCAAGTTATACACATCAGACAAGAACCAATCCCAGTCTTTAGACTGTATAGTATCAGATAAAGAGTCTTCCAAGTCCTGCGGGTCATCAATCAGAACGATAGAGGGGCGTAAATCATGCCAGTTAAGACCACGGACGGCACTGCCTTTACCATAAGCTTCCATTCTTACGGTCATATACTCACGCTCACCGTCCTCATCGGTGACACCGGTGTACAAATCAACTTCAAAAGCCTTCTGTGACTGCTCTTTTACCTGTTTTAGGTTAAGATTAAGCAGTGGATTAGTGATATATTCATCGGCAATCTCCTTTAAACGGGCAGAAGCACGAGTCTGGTTGGACATAATGAACACAATATACTGTCTTTTCTTCTCCGGAAAGGTCAAACAGTACAAAGGAAAGGCACGAAGGACGATAGAAGACTTAGCCGACTGTCTAAAACCCTCTACGGCGTAGTTAGTAGTACCATTAAGGAGTATATCAGACCACTCATAGTGGTACCAAGGGGACTTTACGTCACCATCAAGAGGAAGAAACAGCCTTCTAAAGTTCACAAGGTTGCTTTTAGCCGCCCCGTAAGCCTTATTTATCTCCGATAAAGAACTGTTTAAGCTCATCGTAGTTGTGATTACCCCCGTACATCTTCTTTCCTTCTTTATTAATCAGGCAAGGAACACTTTCCACCTCACCATCATAATCAGAATACATAATATGACGAGGTTCTATACCCAAATCAGCACAAACCTTATCATATAAAGGTCTTATACGGCGGCAATACCCGCATACAGGACCTGAAATCATAAGAGCCATTACCCCACCCCTTTACAAAGACAACAAATCAGAACAAAACTTCTCCTATTATATACTGAACGTACCTTAAAACACGTAAAAAAGGCATAAGAAAAGCCATGCAGGAAACCTGTTCCCAACAACTGATGTAAGCATCACAGGAACGCGGGTGTATCCGCATGGCTATGGACATGGCTTTTCTTTTTAGGCTTACAGCCTATGGTGGGCGGTGTCTCTGTTACAAATTCGAGGCGGGTAACACAGCAGATGCCCAGCTATACTGTGCTTATTGTATGATTAATCAGGAAAGATTATTCTTTTGCCTTTGTTTTACGTTTAGGTTTAGCTTCTACTTCCACATTCTCTTCCAATTCTTCTGTAACTTCTTCCTTATCTGCCTCTACAAATAACGGGGTCATAGCTTCAACAGCTTCTTTTTCCATTGCGGGATTAAACCCGGGTACATAAATATCCAAGATATACACTCCTTTCTGTTCTAACTATATTGTATCATATAAAGAATGTTCTGTCAAGTAAATAACTATTAAATATTAATAAACTGTTTCTAAAAAGATAAAGTTAAAGATAAATATGGTGTTAAGGGTGTAAGCTTAAAAAGAAAAGGGTAGATAACCGCGGTTATTCTGCATGGCTCTTCTTTCTCTCTATTCTTCCTGCTACTAACAACTGTATTTAAAGAATACTACTAAGTGTTCTTTAATCAGTTAAGTAATAAAAGAGATAAAGAGTATTCAGTTCCAAGTGCCGGTCGGAAAGAATAGACCCCCCAAACCCCCCAAAACACTCCACCCAGCTTCCACTTTCTTTTAAACCCAGCCCTTCCGGCACAAACACTGGTTTTTCAAGAAAGGTAGAATTACCTTCAAGGTATAGCCAAGAGTACGTTTAGTATCTCAAGGGTACGACTGTCATAATTACCGGTTGCCCTGTCCTGCGCGCCTTTACAGCAGGGACCGCCCCATCTCTGGGAATATATTGTTAATAGAAACAAAGAAAACGAACAGTCTTTTTGTTGGACAGGTGCTTATTAATGTTTAATGACTGAGCCACCTACAACCAAGTGAACTTGAACAACTTGTAAAACTCCGAAGTCATCATAGAGAATAAACGCAACTCTCTATAACGCCGTTTATGTTTGAGTTGATAGACCGGTCTAACTAAGGAAAACACCGGTGAGGATTTTAATACCCCTCTATTATATACTGAAAAGGGTTAAGAACCTCTCAAAAACATAGTATTGAAGCTACTTTTTCATAGCTGTCACTATTATACACCAAAGACAATAGAATGTCAAGTGTGTAATCAGAAGGAAAATAATTACCCCTCTATTATATACTGAAAGGCAATAGAACTTTTCTATAACCAAGATAAAACATAGTTTATAACAACCATTACCACTAAAACAAGCCCCACCCTCTTCTTCTAAAATCGTCAGGAAGTGGTCTAAAATCGTTTTTAAGAGGGGTCTAACAACTTCTGAATACCAGAAGACCTTTGACCTTCTTCAAAGCCCTTAAATCAACTCCCTTATAAAGTATTAAAATATTATTAAATACGGGGTGCATAAGGAAGCCCTCGCGGCGGAAAAAGAAAATTATTAGCCCTTCCCTTAATATTCAACTTAACCTATACCATTAATACCAATACCAACATTACCAATGTAGTAGTATACACCTCTATGATTAAAGTATACTCCTTTACGTATTAAATACTTTCTGACTTATAAGGTTGACAATCTCTATAGAGAACAACTTCGTTGTTCAGTCTTGACAATTCTATTGTCAAGTAAACAAACGTTTAATTCATATACAGAAATAACTTATATTCTTACAAACAGATACCCTCGTACCCCCTTTTCAGAGATACCATACCTATTAGCCAAGCCCCACCCGTACAGATGTTCGGTAGAACGTATGTTTGCTTGTAAGTAGTAGGTAGAAAGAATAAAAAAATAACTAAGTACAGATACCTACTGGTAGTTCTTTGGTAGTTAAATGAAAGGTAGGTAAGAAAAATGAAACATTTAAATTTGATTTTGGTTCATGCGGAACAAGGTAATCCGCATTATGACCCTGACACCGCCAATAACGGCGGTGGATATGACCAGCCACAGCTGGTATACGAGGACGAGGAAAACAGCATAGAAGTCGTCGTGGACGACAGTAGCTGTGGGGACTTTGGGGAACGGTACAATATTACCATTTTAAGGAATGGTAAATGTATATTCTGTGCCGTCCGTGATGAAATGGACAGCTGGCGGGAATACGTTTCTAAAATTACGGACGATATCCGCCAGTTAGTCGAGGAAGTAGAAATGCAGATAGGGTATAATATTACTTCAATCTGCTAAACGGTTGTTACATGGAAAGGTAGAAAGTGAGGATATCATGAAAATTAGTAGCATCATTGGCAAATTGATTGCTGGACTTAATCGTCCAGTGATTAATAACGAGGATATTAACGGCACTGTTTCCCCGTATGGAAACGGTGTCAAGCTTGAGGCTATCGGACAAATTGAGTTAGTGCCTTACAGCGCAAATAGCACTGCTAAGGGGTATCAGGAAGGCGAGACACATTACGTTCGCCTGACATTCCCCAACATCAAAGGGAAACTACTTGAAGTACCGTATCAAGGCGGTACTAAAGTAGTCACGCTGGAAAAAGGCGTGACACTGTCTGTAACACTAACAGACAGAAAAGCTGCTGTAATCCTTGAGGAAAGTGCTGAGGAAAAAGAGAGAAAGAGGCTTATCAATGCCGCTGCTCTCATGTTTAACGGAAACGGTGGTAATCCGTCAATAGCCGTTGAATATCCTAACTACAAGGATATGACGGCGGACGAGATAAGAACTGCCACCAAAGAGCTTATGAAAAAAGCAATCGGGGAATAAATCCCTGATAGCCTGATAAGGACTGGTTATTCCAGTCCTTTTTTTGTTCCTTTATTTTTACCTTATATATAGGCGTGCAGCGTGCCTAATTCTAAAAAAGAACAATTATAAATTGTTCAGTGTTACCACTGTAATTGGTAACATCGTCAAAAACATGGTTATTTTGCGTTTTAAGAGGGGGGTACTACCTTTTTGATATAAATGTATATGAGAGGTATGCGAGCCCCATTATAGCCCAAAATAGAACAGTCACTTTTACACTACCTTACATATACATTGTCAACTTGTACTCTTTTTACGTCCTTTTACATCCTTTTTCCCTGTTTTATATAACCCCGTGATTTTTGACACCACCAAATCCTACAACCCCCATTATACCTGTATTCTTTACTTTGCTAAAGTCTTAGATATTTATGCCTTTATTGTCAACCACTCTTTTACCATTTTTAACTTTTCAGTGTTTATCGTGCTTTTCACAGATGGTAAAGATACCGAACATTATGTTCATTAAGTGCGGGAAAATACGGGAAAATACTTTTTTAAATCTTTTTCACTGTGCTCGGCTTCTGTCTTCTACTTTTTCTCCTTAGTCTTGAGGACTTGTTTTGTTAGGTTTTATGCGCGTTTTGCGTGTTTTTAGTGAAATATCGAAAATTCACTATACGCGTGTGTTATCGTGTATGGTATATGTTATTGGTGTTAGTTATGTGTATGTTATATGTTATGTATAAGGGAAGGGCAAATAAAAGTTTTTTTTATTTTCTGGCGAAAATGAAATCATAAAAGGACTATTCCGCCGTTTTACGTTTATTTTACACGTGTGTGTTTCTATTTCGCAAAAATGCATTTATTGACAAAGTGCGAAATGTATTATCGAAATATTCAATATCGTTATCGAGATGTTTAATAGCCAAGATGAAAGAAAGATTAGAAAAGTGGAAAAATTGGGGTTGGTAACTAACTTGCTATACCTATTGGTAACTGGCTTTGAAAGCTGAACAAACAGAGCAAACAGCTAACAAAAGTCAGGATTGTAGATTTTCTCTTTCTGATTAATAAATTAATTAAAGCGCGCGTTAATTACGAAAGAGATATCTATATAACACACGTGTATAATCATATGCGTGTAGAGTATGTGTACATGTATTTTACAAAAGAAAAGGAGATATTGACATGACACTGAAAGAGTTTGCGAAAGAATTAGAAAATGGCGTAAAGGCAGTCGCGTTGGGCGATGGTCGTTACGCAGTCCTCGCGGTAGGACCCGTGGGCGAGGAAGAAGGATTTAAGGATGTCCTGTATTCCGACACGGAAAAGAACCGCTTTAATGGTGTTGTAGGTAAACCTTACGCCATGGAAATGAAACTTAAGGACGTGGAAGTTGAGGGTGCGGATGCTCTTATTCCGTCACTGTCCGTAACTTTCATGCACGACAAGAGAAACTATCCGTTCCACCCCATTCTGAAACGTTCTGATGTGCAGGAAGCACAGGAACGTAAACAGATTTTGGATATTGGCGAAAAGCTCTTAGCCGGCTTTAAGAAAGCACACGTTGAGGACGATATGGACACCTTGCGGGCAGCGAAAAACGACCTCGTTAAGGCTATCCTCGGTGTATAACAGACTACTCTTGATATAAAAACGGTTGCAATCCCGTAGTCTCGAAACATACCTCAATCTCATGCTATGGCTTCATAAGGACTGTGCCTTAACAGTCCTTTACCACACGTAATTCACGTGATATAATTTAATAGAAAGGGGTGTTTAGAGTGCCTGAATGTACAAAATTCAAGCTTACCAACCTCACCGAAACGGTTGCATGTTTCAAAACGAAAACGTTAAGGTGAAAGACCCATGGGAGTAGTGTGTGAGAGGTGGTGAGGATATGGATAATGTTATGAGTTTCATTGGTGCTGGTATTGTCCTTGCACCTATGGCTATCTTTGCGATAGCTGTGTTGTTCGCTATTATTCAGGTTGTATTTGATTTTGTTGTGCGTATAGTGAAAGGATGATACGAGTGAGCGAATGACCTGATGAATTATGTACAACACATGGATGATTATACGTTTATAGTCCACGAGTTTAACCCTAAAGAAATGCAGATATACTATTTCGTTACACCGTATGGAAACGTAGCAAGCGGGAGTTACTACTGGAGAAATACCATATGTGCTGCCAACAAACTTATTGGAAACTGTTTTGCTACACGTGAGCAAGCAGAGAATAACATAGGTAAAATCATTCAGAAGTTTAATTCAATAAAGAGTATTCAAGAAAGCGAGGAGTAATTTATGTGTGTGATTGGTGTGTATAGAAAGAACATCCCGTTTAACTATGACGAGATGGACAATTGTTTTACGCGGAATAAAGATGGTGCCGGTGTCATGTGGAACGACGGACACACGGTACATATCCGCAAAGGTTTTATGGAGAAAGAAAAGTTTGTTGAGTTTTTGAAAACATTACCAGTTGATTGCGATAGAGTTATTCATTGTCGCATTGCTACCGCCGGTAAGGTATCACCTGAATGTTGCCATCCATTTCCTGTGTCGCCCAAGTATGAGGAGATGAGATTGCTTGACACCACTGCAACGTGGGCGTTCGCTCACAATGGTGTACTACACAGTTATAATCCACAAGGTGGATTGACTGCCAACTATTCAGACAGCATGGCGTTTGGTAAGCGTATGTTAAATGAATTGCTGGTGCGTGGACTTGATTTACACGACTCACTAATTGAGGAACTGTTAAGCTCACATATCGGTTACTCTAAACTTGCAGTGATGGATAAGGATGACGTGAGTACGATAGGTAATTTTGAACAGAGCCTCACAAGTAAGGCAACGTACAGCAATTCATCCTACAAGAAACAACAGTACGGCAGGTACGGTGGATATAACTATGGTAGCTATGGATACTATGGGTACAGTAGTCAGTACGGTAATACGTGTGGTGCTACTTGTATGTCTACTACACAATCAACTACCAGTAACACAACACCAGCTTTAACACAGGCAAGTGTAAGTAACGTAAAGTCTCCGCCAGCACCGGTAAGACTTGAGATTAAATTCGTACTCAAGGATGATGTGCAGACGTATGATAAGGATGATATCAAGGTATTGCTTGAGGCTATGCTTAATGATTATGATATGACCGTGTCGTCCATTCGTGTGTATGATAAAGTAATTTTCCTTGTACGCGCAGAGATAGATGAGGATTTGTTTAAGATGTATCACTTTGATAAGGAATCGGAATATGATTTCTATGATACGTATGCGCGGAGAAAACTAACCGGTAAGATTAAGGTAATCAAGCAGCGCACAACTGAGAAGTCTAAGACTGTAGCGTTGCTGAAAGCGAGGTGAGTAATATGGAATTGTGTGAGGTGGAAAGGTTAAAGCCCGAACACTTAGGCGATAGTAATTACGTTGCTTTCCGTGTGTGTGATGGTAAGATGTTGATGGTACACAAACCAATAAGGAACATCAACCATTACTTTCACCACGATATTACGTCATGGTTTGAGTGTCCTGTTAACTCGCCTGATTTTATGGAATTGTTTTTGAAACATAGGCTACACAAGGACGCGTGGTTAGGTGACATACACCACTGGATGATTAGTGAGTTTAAGGATGTGGAGAACAACTCTATATTCTTTAACGATAAGTTTGAATACTGCTTGAAGTATAACGGTATGGCTTATTACATTGAGAGCTCACAGTACTTGCGTGTGTATGAACCAAAGCCTGATGACAAGGTGGTGTGGACGCGAGCGTGTAACACGGAAAGAAATTCTGTTGAGCTTAACAGCGGTATATATTACGGCGGTGTGTTTAATGGGCATCAAACATTGGTACCATCCGACCAAGAACTGTTCCGTGCATTAGGTAAAGTAAACAAACTGTTCTTGTGGAATACATACGTACAGTTGGGTGTCATGTTTATACCACAAAGAGAGGGTGTAGATAACGACATAATGTACGTACAGGATGTGATTGATGACGGTTATCAGTCAATGGTACAGGTAGTCAATAGAGATAGTATACTGTCTACCGACGGTGAGTATGAATATTATCCTATCGAAGGGTCGGATTATAGGCGCAGAAACGCTTTGTCCAATACTTTGTTGGGTAGTGATACCAAACAATATGTAAGTGGTACTCACCTATGTAATTATGATATTGTAGATAACGTACCATCGGAACTTACGTTAAGTATACATTGGGTAGACGTACCGCCTTATGACCAGAGGGCTATACACACGACAGGGGAAAACTTTGACAAACATTTTATCAAGATTGGTGACAAGTATTATCCGCGTCTGTTTGTTGTGCGGACTGGTCCGTCAACGTTTGAATACAATGAGGACTTAGCCGAGAGGTGGGACTTCATTATAAATAATGATACGCCTATCACAGAAACCTCAGGATATTATCGTGATGCAGAAACTAAAACGTGGCTACCTGATACCGTGCCAATGAAACCAAACGGTGTGTACTTCTCACCGTTATGGAACTCAAACCCTTGTGATAATTGTGGACAGATACAGGTTTCGGTAGGGTATCAAACAATCGTTATCCCATGGGAGCATACGATTAAGGTGTACAATGTATGTAAAGACTGCTTGCATAATCTGCCCGTTCTTGAACTTGATGATAAAACATATCTTACAATCGAGTTACGTGGAGTGGATGTTGTTGACGGCTGTGTTAAAGACCACTTTCATTTACCTGATACTGTCCTTACTCCATCCGATAACATGACAATAATACATGAGAGAAATGATATCAGGCGACGCGTATTGAAACAAAGCCTATACGGAACGGACGGTACACCTCGTGCAGATGTGTACTTCCAGTCTGACGGTACGGCGTACAAGCTATGTACAGGTATTCAAAACTATTGGTTCAAGCCACGCCCAATGTTCTTTGGTGAGACATCTAACCATAAGTTTATGGGTGTTGAGCTTGAGCTTATGGATGGCGGAGTTAGCAACAGCAGCGCAACTAAAATCTGTAAGCTGGTTCCTGAAATGTATTGCAAGACAGACTCGTCACTTGACGAGGGCTTTGAGTTAATCACAGAGCCGTGTACATTAGACTACCACCTATCTAATCTCAAGTGGGATTATGTTTTAAAAACAGCTTGTGCGTTAGGGTACACCTCAAGACAAGGTAGTGGTATACATGTACACGTAAGTAAAAAGTTTTGGGGCAAGTACATAACATCAGGGTTAGTAAAGTTGTGCTGGTTCTCAGACAGATATCGAGAAAGTTTAAGAGTGTACGCCCGCAGAGGTAAAGATGAGTTTAACAGGTGGGCAAGACCTTATGGGTTTCCAGTGTCGCTTAGCGATTGTGTAAGTCACTACAAGTCGATGTACAATAAGTACAACAGTAGCAGCCAGCATCACTGTGCTATAAACTTAATGCCAGCTGACACGGTAGAGATTAGATTGTTTGCCAGTACGTTAGATATCAAACGACTACATTCTATCTTGCAGTTTACCGATTGCTTAACTGACCTGTCATTACTTCCGCCTAAGGATATTTACTGGAACAAGTTGTTTGATATTGCAGAACGAAAGGGCTATACGGAATTACTTACCGACCCAACATTTCATAGAGAGGAGATACAGTTATGAGTGAGATAACATCAGCAACAGAACAGGAATACATACAGCAGTTAAGTGGTGCGGTCGTTGGAAAGTTTGGGTTAAGTTTCACTCCAACGATTAAAAGATTATATCCGAGTGATAGTGGTTTTATAATATACGTATCGAGAAACATGAGTGATATCGAACTTAGGTTATACTATATGTATGCCGGTTACGATAAGGGTAATAGCTTTGGTATAGTGCTGCCAGATGACCCATTCCATAGGATGGAATTGTTATCTCGCACATCTGAAATAAAAAGATGGATGAACCAAGAGTACATGTTTAAGATGGGTACGTGGAAAGATGTTTGTGATAATCAGGTGGCTATACTGCCGGACATGAGGTATGTACTTAAGTACAATAACAACTTGTATACGGTACACAACTGCCGCCTTGTTAAGTCGCCAGCCGCGGAAGTCCCTGACGATACCATATGTTTACATTCAGAATTGTCCACGGCGAAGAGACAACCACTGGGAGATTGTTTTTGGTATGGGGTTGACAAGTTACATTATGTTGTAGTACGTCCTAACGTTAAGTTGTTAAGGGAGTTACCGGATGTCAACACTTTATTTATTGGTAACTTAGGATTACCTACTGGTGTAGTACGCTCAACACACACCAGCAACAGACCGTTACTACAATGGTACATAAGAGAGTCGTCTGACGGTCGTTGTAGGATTGGCAGTAGCTACTATCCAAAATTTAGGCGAGAAAACAATGTTCCAACTATGAACGGTAGGCACAGTATAAGTGCCGGTGCTGATGGGTTTATCCGTTACATGAATTGTACCGGTAATCCGTTTGTAAAGATTGCCGTTCAATGTTACGACTCGGTAAACGGTTACGTTGTATCCCCGGGTATACTGAAACTTTATAAGGTAAAAGACCACAAGAAGTATAGGTACATAAGAACTACTCCGGTAACAATACGGAAATATTTTATGAAAGGTGGTGACGGATGGTATATTCCACGCGCACATGTTGTTAGGTTAAACAAAACTAAACTCATGTACTCACCGGAATTGGCATACAAAAATCCACTAAACACTATTGTTGAAATGTATCATATACACGTTCATGATGATGACAGGAATACTTGGGTGCCAGACCAAAAGACACTGGCAATGATAAAAACAACTGATATTATTAAGACATCAACCGGCGGCGCTACGATAAAGTATTTGGGAGAACACAACATCCCAATGTACTATTACCGTGGGGATGGTGTTCGTTGTCCTATTTGCGGTATGTTAATTCCACAAAAAACAAAACGTGATATTCCACTCTTGTATGTTGATGACGATGGGCGCACACACAGTACGCATGTTCGTTCATGTTGCATAGAACACAAAAGTTTACGCAAGGGTAAACTCAATACAGATAAAGGGTTTACTATGGTTAGAGTCACACAAGAGTACGCACAGAAGCATAAGTGTGGCATGAAAACATTTACTGTGTGTAATGAGAGAAACCTTATCTTAGTTAAAAGAAGAGAGAGCGAAGACCTTTATTTCAAACCGTCGCTTGTACATAGGGGAAAGGTACCGGCAGAGTTGGGCAGGTACAGACCGGAGTATAACGACATTGTTAATTTAAAGTGTACACACGTACATCAGTATGGATATAAACCAACGCCAACGTTCTTTGGTAAAACTGACAATCACAAGTACATAGGTGTAGAACTGGAGTTGATGTATGGCGGAACAACCGATGAGAACGCAGAGAAAATCTGTAATGGGTTTAGTGAACTGTATGCAAAGAGAGACGGTTCGCTAACTCGTGGTCTTGAATTGGTAACTGAGCCGTGTTCGGTAGGATATCATATTAAAGATTTCGGTTGGGAGACAGTGGTAGATAGAGCAAAACGTTTAGGGTATGAAGACGCAAATGGCAGTGGTATTCATGTACATGTGAGCAGGGAATTCTGGAAAGATAAAAACAAGATAGCAGACCTAATCATGTTTGCCGACCTGTATAGACAGAATATCTTTTGTTTTTCGGGACGTACAGAGGGTAAATTTAATGAGTGGGCATCGATGTATTTCAATATAGAAAATGCTCGTCAACGTATGGGTAAATCCAACGAAGAATTAATGTACGAATATGAACAGCGCAGAAACCATACACGTGGCATTAATATAAAACCACGGAACACCGTAGAGTTTAGGTTCTTTGCCAGCACAACGAACGCTGACAGGGTTAAATCAATTGTAGAGTTTGTGGATTGCCTATCAGATATGTCACTGTTACCACGTAAGGAGATGAGTTGGGAAAAGATAAAAGACATTGCGATAGAAAAGAGATACACACATCTGTTATCGGATGAATTGTTTATCGAGTCCTGTAATGTCTCGGCTTAAGTGGTATCAAATACAGGGCGTAAGTCGTATGATGGATGACAATGTATTTATTCAGGCTGACGTAATGGGCATGGGCAAGACTGCACAAGCCATTGAATATATGGAGAAGACGGCTGGTAAGTACATTGTTATCTGTCCTGCCTCACTTAAGTATAACTGGCAGAACGAATTACAGATATGGACACACAAGTTAATAGAGACTGATTGTTACGGACAAGATGTTATCATTACAAATTATGAGAGGGTTGGAAAACTCATTGACGATTTAGGTGAAACAGTTACACGGTATAAGGGAGTGATATTTGACGAGGCACACAACTTAAAGAACATATACGCAGCAAGAACACAAGAGGCACGCAGGCTGGTAGATTTAGTTGGTAATCCTATGATGCTAACCGGTACGCCCATACTTAATAGACCGGATGATTTAATCGGACTGTTATACGTGGGTAAGAAGCTGCAAGACTTTCACGGTGAAGAAGCTTTCAAGTATAGGTACATGAGAGAACTGTCAAGAGATAGTGTCGTGTACTTAGATAGTGTTAGCCGAACGGAAGAGTTACAGCGCAGGATAAATAAATATATTGTACGCAGAACATGGAACAGTTTAGGACTGCCAGCCTATCCGTACTCTATACACAAAGAGTACATAGGAACATACACAGGACAGCCGTTAGTGTCCAGAGATATTTGCAACATCGAACACACAGAGAAGAAGATAGTACGGTTTAAACAGCAACGCTGTATCAACTGGATAAAAGAAAGGCTTAAGCAAGGCGTATCGTTAGTTATCTTTGCCCATCACAAGGCACTGATAGAGATGATTGCTAAAGCTTTGCCTGTTCTATCTGTGGTACATGGAGATTTATCAGCTAAAGAGAAAGCAAGACAGATACAGTTATTTAAATCAGGGATAACACTTGGCATACTATGCAGTATTAACTGTGCCAGCGTGGGACATAATTTCACTAACTCATGTGATGTAGTGTTCTTAGAGTACCCATGGAACAAAGGTATATTGGCGCAGGCAATAGCAAGATGTGCAAGACAAGGGCAGGATAGGTTTGTTGATGTATACTTTCTGATTGTAAAGAATAGTTTTGATGAATACAGGTTGGAACAACAGGACATAAAGGCGGTGATAGCCGACAACATAATAGACACAGGAATACGAGAGCAGGATACGGATGTTATGAATAACATAAGTAGACTGCATGACTATATACACGCCAAAGACACACAGTCGTTAAACAGTATCCTCACACAACTTAATACAGAATTGTTATAACGACACTTTAAAAGGGACGCATTGGGCGTCCCTTTTTTAGTTGTCATTATCTGCATCTATCGTAGTGATATCAGGATTAGTTTTATCCCCCTCAAGCTCCAACGCTTTAAACCTATTGAGCAGGTCATACGTTATCTTGCTATCCGTGGAAATAAATTTCTGTTCGTTGATTTCTTTCTTGTCAATAGGCGCAAGCCCAGCCCTATCCATGATATCTTTACTTGCTTGAAAGCGTACCATTTCAGAACGGGCATTGAACGCTAAGTCTTTTAGGTTTTCGTATATCTCCACGCTGTCGTCAAGAAACTTTTCCCTCATTTGTTCCTGTTTAAACTTGACTAAGTCCTTGACGTTCTTGCTCATAGCACTGCCCTTTAATCCTACCGCTGCTTTGGCGTGAGTTATTGGAGTACCTTGTGATATCATGGTAGCTATCTGTATATCCTTTTCTGATATCGGTCTCTTGTAAGCGTACCCTTTCTTAACTTGCTTTCCTTTTAGGCTGTTAAAATTTTTATTGGCGTAACGTTTATACGGCGAGTCGTTGTCCACTGTATCACCACCTTATAGTTTCATACCACAATCAAGCAGACGCTTAAAGTCCTCGTTCCATATAGGCGTGAGACGCCTGTCATGTATATCGCCAGACATTTGACAGATATAATATCCTAAAGGTAAAGGACGCCCGCCACTCTTCTGCACATAATCAGGATACACTTGGAACGCAGGCTGTTTAATTTCATAGCACACTCTTGCTACTGGTGTCTTAGCAAATAGATTATGTGATACAGCTATCTTTGGCGTAACTTCCGGACGGTGCAGGTGTTCTTTCCACGTAGCATCAGCATTGAAATAATCATAGGCATCTTTACGCTGTGTGTGTTTGTGTACGATGTAATGAACGTAACAATTCTTATTAACGTTGAAGTATACCACACCTTGACTGCCCTTGAATAAATCTTTGTCGCCCAATAACGCAGCGACAAATCCCTCGATGGATATGTACGTCTCATTGTATACCCTATTAGGATGGTTGCCGGATGTAATCCCTAATAGTTTGCCGCTGTTATACAATGGTTTGAGGTCTTCATACAGTGCGTAAACCTGTTCGTCACCTACCAATGTTTCTTCACGTATACTGCCTTTGCTGTTCTTGGTAGTAGTATTGGTTGCGTCCCCGCCAATAACAACCTTAACATTATCAGGTAATGAGTTAAGGAACTTTAATTCTTGTTGCAAATATTCTCTACTATTAAGTCCCATGTGGATATCAGACAGTACAGCGAGGTACCCATAGTTACCTTCCACTCTTGTCTTCATCACGTGTTGTTTAAAAGTTTCTGATATAAGTCGTTCTTGTTTTATCATTCATTCACCTCTGAAATATTCCTGTAACTCTTTACCTAATCTGCCTTGCGCTACATCTTCCCTAATACGTGAAGCATACTTACCGGGTTCCTTGAGCATCCTTTTATATTCTCTTTCGCCGTACAAATCCTTAAGGGTATCAAGTACACGCTGTTTCATATTGGTTTCTTCTTGCTGTATTATTTTATCTTCACAGCTTTCTTCTGTTTGTTTGGTGCTATATGCAGCCATCTCCTCTGCTACTCGCTGGTAATCATATGACCACTGCCTCTCATTTACCCTTGTCACATTGCGAATACTTTGGCATACGTTCTTATCGGAGCGTATGCCTTTTTTGTATTCTGCAATCATCTTATCCATAAACTTTACTGTGTTAGGCATAGTAACCTCAGACGGAACACCCGCCTGCCCCACATACCGCACACTCCCAGCAGTGACCTACAAGCTTAACGTCTTTGCCGCCACATTCAGGACAAACAAAACCGTCTTTATGTTTAGTGACTTCCACTTCCTGAACAAGTTGTTCAGTATCTTCAAACGCATAGGCGTCGTTGAGTGCAGTACCGATAGCAAAGCCAATAGAGTCTGCCGGTAGTTTAAACAGCTGTTCAATGATAGACTGGATAGATACGCCACATCTCATGGCAAGGGATACCATACGTGTTACACCAGCCACCTCGTGTGCGTGACGTTCAGTAGACACAAAGACCTCAAACATCTTACCATCTTTCCAGTTGACCGTGACGTATAGGTTAGTACCGTCTCCTGATTTAACAGTGAACGTCTTACCTGTGAGGACTCCTATATTGCTTCTGTGTTCTGGTTTGATACTGTCGTGCAGGATAACAGGGGTTGGTTCGTCGTGTTTTACTCCGAGGATGTTACCTCGCTTACAGTTATCCCTGAACACTGTGATACCCTTACACCCATTAAGGTACGCTGACATGTACACGTTACTGATATCTTCCGGCGTTGCATCTTCTGGCAGGTTGACGGTGGAACTAATAGCGTTGTCAATAAACATCTGCATAACTGATTGTGTAGAAACTCTATCTGCAATCGGTATCTGCTGGCTTTCAATTACCCACGGGAACTTCTCTTCTATTTCTTCTGTCGTTAAATCAAGTGGCAGGTTATTGAACTTAAGCAGGTCTTCAATGGACTTAGAGTAAATCTTAAATGACTTACCGCTGTCTTCCATCTTGTGTGACGTGCGCTCGTAGTAGAGTTTATACAACGGTTCACACCCGCCTGAATATCTACCGGCTAAGAGTGAGATACTACCTGACGGAGCAATAGACAACAACGCACCATTGCGTAATCCCATACGCTTAACTACATATTGCAGGGTATCAGGAAGTGAACGGAACATGGCACTTGCCGCCGTTTTATTATAGTCGTACTGTTTGAACGGTCCGTCCTTTGCGGCTAATATAGCACTCTCGTGAATAGCCATTTCTTGCATTGTACTAAACACATCGGCAGTTAAACGGATAGCATCCCTACTTCCGTACCTTTGACACATAGCTACCAGCATATCGGCATAACCAAACACACCTAAGCCTATCTGTCTCCAGTCTGTAATACACTTCCTGTTCTCATCAAAGGGCTGTCTGTCATAACCATAATCAAGTACAGCGTTCAGTGCGTTGATTGCCACCTTAACTGCCGTCTTAAATTTGTCAAAGTTAAATACAGCTTCCGGTGTGAATGGATTGTCTACAAAATGATAAAGGTTCAGGCTGCCTAAGTTGCAGGCAGAGTAGTCGTTACCGAAAAATTCCGAGCAGTTCCCAGTCAACATACCATTAGCAACAAAAGCGTGACGCTTTGGTTCGTTGAGGCAGTACACCGCTTCTGCAACGGGTGCTGTATGAATACCAGTTACCGCGATAAACCTACGTGCATCACGTTTTGGATGAAATTCTAAGTTCACCCTATAACATTTTAATCCCAATTCGTTTAATAATACAACAGCAGACGCAGGTATTAAAAGCCTATAACACGATTTACAGTAGTAAAAATCTTTTCCACCGCGACCATTGGGTAATAATCTTTTCCCGCCTGTTGACATCAGTGTTACTTTACTATGGACACCAAGTGTCGTCAACATAAGCCTAACACTATCTAAAAACAATCGGTTAATAGACGTTATACTAACACCGCCGTCAACGCTCTGACGCGTACCGTCACTGTCAATTAATCCAGCTAACCACTGCAACCTTGACTCTATGTTATACGTGGTATCAGGAACAAAGTCCTTGTTCAGTATAGTATTTTCCGGATTGATGCGTACTCTATATTGGTTTTTGTAGTCGACCTTACTTAAGTAGTTAAGCTTACCAAGTAGGTCACGTTTATCATCATAGAGAACTATCTGGTTCATACCACGTGTTCCATCGCCAGAGTAAAATCCTGATGTGTACATGTTGGGCTGAGGTACACCAGTATCAATCAAAGGTAAATCAAACTTATCAATAGCGTCACCTACTTTAAGTTGACTTGCTTCTTGCCTTGTACCATCTTTCATCACCCATTTGTGATACGGGGTACAGTCTACACTGGCTCCATTAGAAAAGGAAATCGTCAGCATGGGCTGGTTAATGCCGGTTACGTGCGGAATTACCTCACTCCACTCTTCCCCGTTCCACACTTTGACAGATTTATTGTCCAGCTGTTCAATGGGAACATATCCTTTATCGGTTAGTATTTTAGTGTCACCACGAAGGCACGGGTTTGATACATTTATTAGATAGTTGTCATAACCAGAAAGCATATTCCAGTCACGCACCCTATCAATAAAGATACAGCCGGGGTCTCCATAGTCCCAGTTTACCTTACAGAAATCATCCCAAAATTTCTTTGCGTTAATAACCTTAGTGCTAACTTCACCGGTATCCTTAGCAAGAAAGTACAGCGTAACATCTTCATTGTTTTGTACCGCTTCCATAAAGTTTCTCGTGAACTTAATACTGATGTTCATAGCGGAAAGCTTATTGTTTTCTTCCTTGATGTGCAGGAACTCTTCTATATCGGGATGGTTGCAATCAAGAGCAACCATAATAGCAGCACGTCTGCCGTTAGCTCCTACCACTTCTCCAGTGGTGTTGAATACATTCAAGAACGATACGGCACCTGTGGACGTGTGGGCACCGTTGTGTACCTTAGCTCCCTTTGGTCTAAGCTTGTCAATGGTAATACCAACACCGCCACCCATGGAGAATACTCTTGCCATCTTCTTATTGATATCGTAGATACTCTCAAGGTTATCTTCCGGTGACGGAAGTACATAGCAGTTAGAGGACGATGCTTTGCGCCCGTCGTCTCGTCCGGCGATGTATAGCGTTCGTCCGCCAAACATAAAAGTACCGTCGGCAAGCATACTTTCAACGGAAGAACGAATTTCCGCGGGTACTATGGATGCGACACGTTTACAAAACTGCTCCGGTGTTTCATTATCTTTAGAGTATTTAGCCTTAAAGATACCCATTGACACTTCATCATTTTCCCAAGCTACTTTCATATCTCACCCCTTGTACTTATAAACGTAAATGTTATCCTGCGTGTGAGGCAGTGGGTAGATGTGCGCCCTACTGTCCGTGGGTTGGATGCTATTATTGATTATATCGACAGCGCCGTCGTGCGTGTGACAGTACCCCGCCCCACGAGGACTGCCGTTACTGTCGAAGATAACTACAATATATCCGTGTAAGATGGGGCACGCCTTAACTTCTGCCTGCTCCTCTACCTCATCATGATGTACTACTTCACATTCAGGCTCACACTTTACCGGTGTTTTTCTTTGTGCTGTCTTTCGAGTTGTTGTCTTTTTTGCTGTTGGCATTGTCTCTCTTCCTTTTCAAATTAACAAACGTACATAGTGCAAGGCAAAGTATAACCACCGTCATCAACGAGGCAAATACTCCGCCCGCTACTATCATTAATAATGTTTCTTTCATGATTATCTGGCTATCCATTTCATCTGTCTGATTAGATATACTATTGGCGTTAAGATGAGTGCGATACATATTTGAACAACACGCAACGTAGCCAATGCTATCGTGCAGACCGAACCTAATAAAAATCCAATAATGCAAGCGAGTCCGTTTAAAACTACATCTATAACCTTACTCATAGTCACCTCATCATTAAATTATCACGAGAACTCTTCCAGTCTTTTTTGTTCTGATTGTACCCCTGAATATCTTCTGCGTCGTACTTAAACTCTTTGCGGCTGGTACTTGCAATGTTCTTTGTATCAAAGTATGTACGCTGCAAGAACTTCATAGCTGCCTCGGTAAGACGGATAGCTTCCTTTATCTTCCCCACCTTAGTTACTTCTGCCATCACAGACTCTTCTGCATCGGCGTACCTATCTCCCACTGTAACTTTGGTAGAGTGCAGGCTGGACACGTGTGCCTTAGTAGCCTGCGCTATCTGCTCCTGCTCGTGCAATTCCTTGTATAAGTTAGCTACCTCTGCCTCAATGGTGTACAACAAGACCGAAGAACGCTTCATAATATCATAGGCGCTTTTCATATCGGTGTCTTGCAGGATTTTATAATCATCTTTAATTCTGTTGAACTGCACAAAGATATCATTATTCATCGTCAGTATCTCCTAACCTTGAGTAGAAATCCCTATCGTTAGCCAGATGTCCAAGCTCCTCTTCCGTCATAGGACGCAGCATCATGTTAGCATCCCTGCCGTCCTGTATCTTGCTTTGCAGGTACTGTACGAGGGCTTCGTACACTTGATACATAGTACGGTAGTTCTCTACCTTTTCAATCGGGCAAGCAATCAGCTGTGTGTGAATGTAGTTAGTGTACACCTCGCCAAACTCTTTGAGGGAATTAAGGAAGAGTTCTGCCACCCTACCCTCTTCCGAAGA